AAGTGGATCCCTCCTTTTGATACATTTCTTATCCATTTGAAAAGTCGCACCTTTATCTTCAATAGGCACAATATTAATTACACACTTTGATTTCTTACCATAAAGTGGCTCTGTGCATCCTTTTTCATCTCTTTTCTTCAACGTTTTATTTTTCTCTCGTTTAAAATGAAATACACGAGGTATTTCTTCCGTGCATCGCGAACGAAAATGTTCATAACGTTCTCTCACATCGCAATAAGATAAATTCGATTTCTTTTTCAACATTTTATTCACCAATTCATGTAATTCATAAATATATTTGGAAAAGGTTTCTCTGTTTTCCATATCACACATTTGTAATGGTTTCTTTTTGAAATTATTAGTTAAATTTATACGGCAATATTTGCATGGCAACACATATTGTAAATTGATAACAAAATCTTTATAATACTTCTTATCTTCTGCGCTTGGATTTACTGGATAGTTGAAACTCATTGTGTGCAAAAAATGCCACATAGGAGGCCCCCACACTGACGTCAACATGCCGTCTCCTGAATAGTAATCTTTTTTAGTAAATACGCGTTTTTTACTCTTATTATTTTTTATTGTATTTCTATTTCTATTTTTACGCGTGATAGACATTTATTCTATGTATATTAGATAAAGATTTTTATTTTACCATTTTTTTGCCAAAGTTATACCATAATAAAATGGAAATAATACTGCCAACAATAAATCCATTTCCCGCACTTAACAAGGATTTTCCTGCTAAATAGTAAAAGCCCAATGGGAAAATAATATATGATAAAACAATGTAAAATACCATAATCCCTATAAATGTTTGCAACTTTTTATCCATTTATATAAAATAACCGAATATATTAAATTTATTTAATAAAAGATTTAATATATAGAAATTATATGTCACTCAATGTAAACCTTTTTTCTGAAGAAACAAAAAATATTTGCATATGCACTGCTCTTTCTATTATGATTATATTCATGTTTGTCATTAGTCCCTTGAGCAACTTCTTTAAAACATCCTTTCTCATGAAAGCCATTTCATTAAGACTAATGATATATATATTTTATTTAAGTTACAATCAAATAGAAACTTTAAGAAATGCTTATTCTACTTATTTAGGTTCCAACCAAATACAAGCTCAATTGAATACCAATATAATGTTTGGGTATATTTATTTATTGTTTATTGGTTTGCTTGTTATTTTTGTTTGTAAAAGCATGATCATAGATGTTATGAGTTTTTTTAAAAGTAGCTGATTTCTCTTGAATGCTCATTATTTTTTGATAATAAAATGTATCATTTGCAAAATCATATTTTTTAATTTCTAGCAATTCTCCTTTGTTTGTTCGAAACAACATATATGTACATAGAACATAGTTTTTATATTCTATTCGTTAAAATAGAATGTTAATTTATTCTAGAATATATATAAATGAGTAGTGCATACAATTCAATGAATCCTTTACAAAATAAAATGGGTAGTACTTTAGGAGGAGCATCTAGCTTCATGCCAACGATGGGTAGTAGTACGATTGTCATTATTTGCATTTGTGCTTTATTTTTGCTTATTGGATGGTTTTATTATTATTATTATTTTTTACCACAAATAACCGCTGAATACAAACCCAACAATGAAAAAATGTTTGGAAATGATAATGGAAATCAGATTGCTGAATTATTGTTTTTCTTCACCAATTGGTGCCCACATTGCAAAACCGCTAAACCCATTTGGAATGATTTAAAGACCGAATATGAAAACAAAACAATAAACGGATACAAAGTCATTTTTACTGAAATTGATTGTTCAGAAGAATCCGCGGAAGTGGAAAAAATGATGAATCAATACAATGTAGAAGGGTATCCAACAATTAAGTTATTAAAAGATGGACAAGTCATTGAATATGATGCAAAACCTACAAAGGAAACATTGACTCAATTTTTAAACACTGTTCTCTAAATCTACATTTTCGACAACAAGTGGTTTACTTAAAAATGTTTTAGCACTTTCTATTCCATTTTCAAACAAACTTTTTCTCACTTCTGAACTACTAACAGCCTCTTTTAAAAAATCAAAAGTCAAATGAGATACGTCGCATATTACTTCATTTTGTATTTCTGGTTGTTGATCATGCGTACTTAAGCTAAATACGGCCTTGTATAAAAAACTGGTTAAAAACTGCAACAAAGTGGACTCTTCATTGATGTTATTTTTGTTTTCATTGTATTTATTTTTAAATCCTAGTATTTCATCCAATTCTTTACCAGAATCAAGACAAATTTTTAAAGGGTAATTACACGTTGTTCCACCATCAATATAACATTTCCCATCTAGACAAACAGGTGTCATTAAAATAGGCAATGCACATGTCATATGTATGGCAGTTAGAACTGGCAAAGTAGGGTGAGTTAGATAAGAAATATCGACTACCTTGTATTCATTGATTTCAAAAGAAATAAAATGCAATTCTATTTTTGTAATATCATAAAAATGTTGCATTGAAATGTCTATTGGAATATCTTTAGCATCAAACAATGGTTTAAAACTTTTTTCAATATTTTTATAATCGTATATTCCTTTTTTTGAATATGCATCCAATATATTTTGTATTTTCATAGGGAAGACATCATGCCATGGTCTTTTAATAATATAATCGTTAATAGTTTCCCAATCAAAATTAAGCGCAATACATAGACCAATAATAGCGCCGGCACTTGTACCATATATGGTTTTAATATCTTTCAAATTCACAAAGGATTCATTAGCTAAATAATACAAGGCACCCAAAGTTTGTAGCATAGTAGGGCCGCCTCCAGACATAACAAGATGTTTTATTGGCATTTTATTTAATATATTCAAATCATTTTAATATATTAAATTTTTATACATTATTTTTATAAAGTTTTTTTCTACTTTGATTTTATATGGCCAACATATTTACATTAGAAAACATTGAAAATTTTTCTGAAAAAATTAGTATTGATGAATTGTATGAAAAAAAAAGAAATCAAGATTTGACAAAATTAGCGTTGTTTAATAAAATTTTAAACCGCATACATGTAAGAATTAAAACCGCATCTAGACAAAAAGCAGATGAACAATTTTGCTGGTATGTTGTTCCGGAAATAATGATTGGTGTGCCTAAATATGATCAGGCAGCTTGTATTGCTTATATTATAGACAAATTGAAGTCAAATGGGTTTCAAGTGCGTTATATTCATCCAAACTTGCTGTTTATTTCTTGGTTGCATTGGGTGCCTGATTATGTAAGGACCGAATTAAAAAAGAAGACTGGAATAGTAGTAAATGAATTTGGGCAAAGAATTGAAGAAGATAATGAAGATCCTCAAAAAGCAATTGAAAATGTGCCATCAGACCCCAACAATTATTTACTAAAACAAGATGGAAAAGAAAAGAGTCAAAAGAAGGAGTATACACCAATCAAGTCGTATAAACCTTCTGGAAATTTGGTATATGATACGGATCTTTTAAATAAATTGGAAAATAAATTCCAGCATTAGGATCCACTTTTCCACTTTTAAAAAAAGTGGAGCAAAAATATACATAACTTTTAAAAAAAGTGGAGCAAAATATTTTTAATTAGATTATATCAAAAATATTTTAAATTATGTAAAGTTATAAAATACATCAATTAAGGTACAAGAACAGCTTTTCCGTCAAGATCCATGATATATTTTGTTACTTTTTTTATAAATGAAAATGTATTTTTAATTGTTATTTCAGCTTGATTTAAATTTTCAACATGTAATTTAAATTCACCATCACCTTCTAATTGTTCTGGCGTATAAACTAATTTATAAGCTCCACAACTTAAATGATCTATAATAACTACTCCTTCTATGTCATGTAATTCATCTGCAAGAGTAATATGATCATTGCAACAATTTTGCCAATTTGGTGAATAACCAGGGATACCATTATATCCTAAACTAGCACCAGCTAATATAAATTGATCAAAACTTTGTAAATATCCAGTTGAATCTAACAAATAATCTTCAAAATCTACAAATCTATAATCAATGCAATTGAGTAATATTACTTTTGCATGAGCGTTAGGATTTGGAGGGAATGGCTTTCTTAACGCAATTTGAGCAGATAAAAGAGCAGCTTGGTTTGCATTTTGAATTGCTTCATCTAATGTATTTCCTGTCGCAGAAGCACTTCCAGATGCGCATTCGGAACAGGTTGCAGTTGCAGTCGCTGAAAACATATTATACTTTAAATAAATAATAATATATTTACAAAAAAAAAAAAGATAATTTTTTGCTCCACTTTTTTTAAAGTTATCTATATTTTTGCTCCACTTTTTTAAAAGTGGAAAAAGTGGATAAAGTTAGAAACTATTTTTTGCTCCACTTTTTTTAAAAGTGGAAAAAGTGGATAAAGTTAGAAACTATTTTTTGCTCCACTTTTTCTAAAAGTGGATTTAATACAATATATTAGTAGTATCATTTCTAAATGTCAATAAATTGTCATCTGTATCATAATAATTAATACGTCTACCACAGCCTTTTTTCACAGGAGGAAGGGTTTGTATAGTATTACTTCCTAAATATGCATTGTCATATAATGCACCACACATGGAAGCAGGCATACAGGTCCCTTCATCTGGATTGTCCGGATAACGTATATTATTGGTAATTTGCGCATAAGATCCCAATTCAAAGATTGGATAATCTTTCCATATGTCGGCAGCAGTATTGTTGGATAATTGATTTTTTCCTATTGCTGGATAAGTATCTTGAACCAATACTTGAGTTTGTGCCTCTGGATATATTCCTGGAGTATTTGCTAAAGCAGGATTTGAAAATCCCTCCAATAATTCTAATGGATTTTTAATGTTCAATAGTAATGGAATCATCAAAGCCACTACTAAAATTAGAAATAAAAAAAGATATGATTTCATATATATATATCCATTTTTAAAAAAGTAGAAAAAGTAGACCCCTTATTTTTTATTTTTAATAAATTCAAAAAAGTTAATTTCTGAAGAAATTTGCTTGGGTTCTAAAGAACTAGATTTAGAAGAAGTTTTTCCAGGAGCTCGATGTTCAAACCCAGTGACCCTTTCCTTTTCAATTATTTTCCATACATTTTCCAATTGTCCTATATTATTACTAAACCATGTTCGATTTCTTAACACAAGAATACAACTCAATTGTTCCAATCTCCAATAAATATATTTTGTAAAACTATAATGATAAGGCTCTGATTCATAGAAAGTGATGGTTTCGTCTTCCCATTGCGAAACTCCTTCATCCGAAATAAGATGAAGTGGTTTATATGCGTAAAAAGGAATTCCTTCTTTGGTATAAAATTGTATAATGATCCCCTTTTTATCTTTCCCAAATGTTGTATCTGCTTCATACCTAATTCTGTCCGAATATTCTACAAATTTGGTTTCCAAAAAATCGCATTCATCTAAATCACATACCTCCATTTGCAATTGCATTTGGACCCAATATTCTTTTTTAGGAATTCCAGTAATGTCCCGACTTACCGGATTTTTAATTTCCAACATGCGACCATAACGTTCCGATTTTGGATCCACATTTATTCCATCAGGAGATGCTCCTAAAAATGAATACAATGGGTGTTGGATACAACCAAAATCCTCGACAATCGTATGATACATATACTCATAAAACATTACAGACAATGGCTCATATTTTTGTCCATGATGCATGGGTGTATTTGTATTTACGTTGTGAATCACTTTCACATCTGGATCTATTACTTTAGCAGGCTGACATTTTTCATAAATAAGTTGATTGATTGCTGCTTGCGACTCAAAAGCTTTCCATGCATTACTAGCAGTGATCAAATTAGAGCGAAATGCATACCATTCAGGTGTTCTTTGTGCTGGTTGGGGAATATTTCGCAGCCCTTGTATTTTTTGTTCTATACACTCCAGATCTTCATGGTTTGTAATCAGACTACATTCTGTATTTATATTTGTAGAACGTTCGGGATAAAATAAAGTAATAAATATTTGAAATGCATCTTCCAATATTTCATTCATATCTTCTTCATCGTCTTCAGAAATATGATCCTCCATTTGAACATATAATAAATCCTTGATTTCTTCTAATAAAATGTCATGAAAATTAGGATCCAAAATGAGTTGCGGATCTTCTTTCATAAACTCATCCATCAAATGTAATGCTGTTTGTACAAGATCAACTGCTGTTTCGTCTGTAAAAATAGAAGGTTCTTCTTCAAATACCAAAGTATCGAGTATATTTGGCAAGTCTTCTAGATCATTTAAATAAAACATACAAAATTATATATATTACTTTATATGTTTTTAAACCTTTATAAATGTATTTTTATTGGAACACACGATTGTTATAATTTTTCATCATCTGAACCAGAACCAATTTTATTTCTTATAGTCCCATGAGCTTTTTTAGGTGCAAGTGATTTTAAAGTAGAAATACGTTTATCAACATTTTTTAAAGTAAAATGTTTGTTTGATTTTGTATACGTCAACGCGGGAATGTCTTTAATAATACCATTGTCTTTATCATAAACGACATCTTTGACACGACATAACTTTTTTTTATCCAAACTATCTTTTAAAAAATCCATTAACAATTGACCTTCTTCATCGTCCAAATGTTTATTTTTTTTATAAAGATCTACATATTGTAGTAATTTTTTATATTTGATGGTTTTATTTAATTTGCACCATGGTTCATTACTATTGTTTGTTTTTTCTTGCTCCAAAAATTTTTCCAAATTAGAAATATTCTGTGCACAAGTAGTTTCTTGTAAAGGCGCGCCATTCAATAACATGGTTTTGTATTTGATATTTTTCAGTTCTTGGCATTCTTCAACAGGCAATGATTCATTGTTTAAACTATCTTCCATATATATATATTATAGAGGCTTCAGTTTAACTCCATTTCGCAAAATATTTATTTTATGAAAAATGTTTAAATCCTTTAAATAATATGTTTATATTATGTATTATGGAAGACGACTCAAAAAAAATAAGTATAAAAGGAACTCATAATAAATATGCATTTAAAAAATTTATAAATAAAGAAGAAAAGAAAATAAAAAAGAGAGAAATAACAAAAGACTGGAATTTTTCTGACAAATATTATGATTATGAAATGCAAATCAAAATATTAGAGCAAATAAAAGAACAACAAGAACAGCAAGAAGAAGAACAAGAAGTATCCAAAATAATCATTCAAGAAATTAGGAAAAAAATATCTGGTTACAAGCAACAAGATATTATTAAAAAAAAATGGAATGTATCCAATTTTATTACATTCGAAAATATTATTGAAAAAATGATACATTGTAATTTGTCATGTTATTATTGTAGAGAGAAAATGAATGTATTATATGATATTTCGAGAGAATCCAAACAATGGTCTGTCGATAGAATTGACAATAATGTCGGTCATAATACAGATAATTTTTATTTAGCTTGTTTGCAATGTAACTTACAGCGTAGACGTAAAAATGATGAAAAATTTTTATTTACAAAACAATTATTCATCGTTAAGCAAGAATGATTGTAATACTAGTTGTAATTCTTTGTCTTTTTCAAAACAATCATCTTCCTTTCTCTCTTTAAAATAATTCAATATATCATTTTTAAACTCATTTGTTAATAAATTTGTCGGCACTAAAATGCCATTTTCGTCATATTGTAAATGTAAAGTAGGCGAATATTTGTGGTCTATCAAAATTTTCCATCGCTCTGTATATTGCCTATTTTTCTTTGTTCCGTGATAATGATGACTAATGACGCCAGGTGTATAACCCAATCTCAACTTCTTTGCCAGATTTTGATACTCTAATATACTATTTTTATAATCTTCGTGATAATCCATATTTAATATGTTTTGTACTTTGTTGATTAAAGAAAGCGCTATTATATTATCTCCAGATCCCAAAATTCCCTTATCAAAAATACCTCCTATACGCTCATATGCTTTTCTAGTAATTGCCCAGGCAAAACCAGGGTGCCAATAGTCTTTCCCTTTTGTGGTATAGTTTTTTTGCTTTGAAAAGCAATATCCAAAGCTATTGAATATATTCAGTGCATTTTTATGGATATCCATATCAACTGCGTGACTGAAAAGTTGGACAATATCCTTACAACCATTTAAAATTTTCAGCGTATCTAGTGCCCATGTGGGGCTATCGAATTCAATATCCGCGTCGATCCATGCAAAGGCTTTCCAATTAGTAGGTAATAAATGTTTAACACCTAAATTGATCATGTTTTCTTTATGCCAAATAGGTGTAGTGGTTTTAATTTGCAAATGATGTTTATTTTTTTTATCTGTAATGATAAATTTTTGTTTAGGATAGATGAATTCAACTACATATAAAATGACATTTTCTTCTTCTTCTTCTATTCTTTTTATGAATTCTTTACATAAAATATAACGTCTGGCATATAAACAAGGATTCGAAATAACAATAATGACATGTAATTTATTTTCGATGGGACTATTATTTGTAATTGCATATTTGATATCATTGACTTTATAATCAATATCGTCGATTTCAATACCATTAATAATTGTCATTTAATATATACAAAGAAAATTATTTATAAATAGACATCTTAAATAATTTTGCAATTCAAATAAAATAGTAAGTTTGTTGAACATGATAAATTTCTTTTTATACAATAATATGGAATGGAAATGGACAAAAGGTGAACCTTATGAACGATCCAGAAGATTAAAACATGTACAAGAAATGGAGAATAAAGAATTTAGTAAAAAAATGGAATCAAACGCATACACCAGTTCGTTGCATCATGATGAGAATACATGGGATATATTGAATCAAAGTATACAAGAAAATGGGTTTAAAGTATCCAATAAGAGAGAAGAAATGGACACAAAAATGGCGACTAGAGATTTAACACAACAAATAGGGTTTAATCCATATTTTAATGAGACTAGCTATATAAATGATATAGCTATTCGCGATCAATACTTAAAACCAATCAATACTACACAAGGAATAACGAGGACAAAGGAATAATATCTAATTAAGCCAATGATTTATTGCACATGGTATACAATAATCGGTTAACAAAATAAGCTATGAAAATATTAAACAACATCAATATACCAGTAAAAATAGTACCTCTCTTCAAATTTTTAAAATCTTTAAATATCATGAAGATTTCAGAGAAAAAAGCAACTACAAGAACCACAAAAAAGAAGATTGTCGTAATGAAAAAGTAAATACAAGATCCCTTATCTAAAGGCGCATAAATTTGGGAAAAGTCGACCATTCTATATATATATAGTATTTTTTATTTATAAAAAAAGAAAAAAATAAATATAATTCATTTGAAAAGACTTAAATATTATATTTGCAAAATGAATATAATGAATCATCAAGCAACTTATACAACGCAAAATCAATTGTTACTAAATAATTTGATGGACTTTTATAAAAATGAAGCCTATTTGACTAAAATGTTGAAAATTATTACAGGTGAATCGAAGATTTCGTTACGTATTGTCGACTGGTTTGCGACAAATTATGCGAAGAAAAACTACACGTTGTATCCCATAACCGATCAAATCAATCAAACCACCATTCGATTCAAAGTTTACTTCGATTATAAGCTGAAATTGAAAGCATATAGTAAAAAACGTTTTGACCCTTTTTGTCGCTGGGAAAGGATCAGCGTGCCGTACAAGGACGGAACATGTATTGAGACCACTATCGGGCAATTAAACTTTTTTAAATGGGCGCTTGAAAATAAGGTGATTGACTATATTGAAGAAAATTATGAAACGATTGAAAAGGACATGAATAGTCGTAACAGCACATCCAAGAGAAAAGAAAATGTGACCATAGACAATTCAAAGACACGTAAAAAACGCGAAGAGTTATCAATTTCCGCTACAAAAAGCATCAAGAAAGAAGAAGTAGAAATTGTAGTTCAGTTTCATTGAAATATTTGGGTATGCTTTTGAAAACAAAAGCTTTCGGTTTTATAAAACGAAAACAATATTTGTTTAAAATAATATAAAAACATAATTCTATATATTATTATAATGGAACAATTAGATATAGTTGAATTGATTGAGAGCAATCCAATCACAAAATTGTCTTCTGACTATAATATCAAGTTACTTTCAAAAATAAAGGCAAATTTTAGTGATTTTGAACAACAAATGTTTTTAACAAGTTTTTATTGCTATTTAAATTATCATCCAACAAATGATTTTGTCATTGATTTAGATGATGTTTGGAAGTGGGTAGGGTTTAGTGTTAAAATAAAGGCTAAAACATTACTAGAAAAATATTTTAAGGAAAATATTGATTATAAAATATCGCTATGCGATAGCGCACATCAAACAAAACACACCAAAGGTGGTCAAAATATTCAAAAAATATTTTTAAATTTAAAAACATTTAAATTATTTTGTATAAAAGCTGAAACAAAAAAAGCTCATGAAATTCATGAGTATTTTATGAAATTAGAAGAAATTATTCAAGAAACAATTAATGATGAAAGTAACGAATTAAGATTACAATTACAACAAAAAAATAAACAAATTGAAAAACAAATTATACAGACCGAAAAAGACAAAGAACAATTAAAAGAAGACACCTTGTTGGATCAGTTCCCAGTCAATACACAATGCATTTATATTGGCAAAATTGATAACAAAACATTAGGAAAACCAAACAGCAAAATGTACCATGAATCGGTCATAAAATTTGGACAAAGTAATTGTTTGGAAGAGAGAGTAAAAACACATAAAAAAACATTTGATAATTTCAGATTGTATGCAGCCTATAAAGTAAAAAATAAAATCGAAATTGAAAATGCTATTAAAAAACATCCTATTTTACAAAAAAGATTACGACTAATTACTACAGAAAAAGATGGTATAACGCACCGCGAATTATTAGCACTTAATGACAACGAATTTACTATTGAAAAAATTGAACAATACATTAAAGAAATTATTAAACAAAATGAATATAATTTGGAAAATTATAATTTACTTCTTAAGAAAACATCAGAACAAGAAATTCAAATTAATAATTTGAGAGAAGAATTGGATAAAAGAGAGAAACAATTAACAGATACAAAAAGTAAATTAAATGTATATACAGGAGAAGGAGACATTACACATGAAACGAAAAATAAAATTGCTAGTAGTTATGCTTTATGCAAATATGGTTATTTTTTATATGTATTTCAATACGAAAATATGCGATTTATATGCTCTATTACTAGACAAAAGGATTTTGATATTCTAACAACAAATTTAAAGAATCAATATCCATGCGGGGAAGTGAAATACAAATCAATTGTTTCTTATCCATTTTCAGAAAAAAATATGATGTTTCTTTTGAAGCAACATTGTGTTTGTCTAGGAAATAACAAATTCGAATCATCTTTTATAGATGTGAAAACAATTGTAGATATTGTTTGTAATTTGGAAAAAGTAATGATTGATAATTCAAATGATTTGCAGAAGTTGCAAAATATTATCAATAACGAAACAATTATTACACAAAATGAAATTTCTAATGACCCAGAAGTTCCACCAGTAAGAAAAGCAAAACGTTCCATAGATCAAATAAATAAAAATACCGGAGAAGTAATCAAAACATATGAAAGTATAGAAGCTGCAGGTCGTTCATTAGGTCTAACTACAGGGACTGCAGTAGGAATTGCTCTGCGCGAGAAAAGAATTTGTCAAGGATTTTTATGGAGATATTCTGGAATTTCAAAAGAAGAACAATATAATGAACAACCCGTTATTAAAGCGTGTTGTTCGACTGGTAGTAAAACATTTTTCAAAACAATAGCTGATGCCGCTAAAGATTCTAATATATCGGCGCCAGCATTAAGACAACGAATTTTGACACATGTTCATATAAATGATTATCATTGGATTTTTGATAAACAAGCAAATCATTATATATAAAAACCTGTAAATCAAATTGTGATTAATATCTTTTAATAAAAAACGAATAATCATCTTGTTTTAATTTGTTTTCATCAAAATAATTTGAAGGATGATAATTGTATAGTGAAAGTCCTTCTAAATCAGTAGTAGAATTAAATTTATCTATGTTATTTTCAGTACAAATGTTGTCTAATTGCGATTCAGCATTAAACCAATAATCATTTATTTTATCCAAATATTGTCCATATGTTATGCCCAATATATGTATATCTTTCATAAGTTCACGTCTTAAAAAATAAACAATGTTGGACCGAAGACAAACCATGTATTTTCCTTTTGTTAAATAACGGATCAATGCATCTATAAATGTTTCTTCATTACTTATTTCTAATAATGTATACAAATATGGCGCAATAACCAATTTTGTCAAATCAATATTTTTATACATATATCTATTTTCATTATAAAATGAATTCATAAACAAATGTAAAACGTTTTCAGATAGAATAGTCGTTTCATTTAAAAAATCTTTTATTTTATACAACATATTTGTAATATAGTTTTTTTCAAAAATAAAATCAAAATCAATAGAATCCTTTAAAATGACATCGGTTCGCATTCGTAAAACAAAATCGTATTTAATATTATGTTCGATTTCATAGCGTTCTAATGCTTGATAAGCTAAATACATTTGGTAATATTCAATCATGGAACCAGAATTTTTCAAATAGTTTTTCCAATTTTCAGGAATCTCCATTTTTTCCAAGCAGCTTTCACGTATTTGTAACCAAGTATTGTCATTTTTATCAAACCATTGTAGACTTTTTAAATGATCGCCTATAGTATTTAAAATAATTTCATTGTGATAATCTATATTATCTGATTGAACCAATGCAAATACATGATAATTGCTATTTATCAAGACATTATTTTTAAAATGTTGAATAGTGGTATCAAGTGTTCTACTTTCGCCAGTATATAAGATAGCTACTTTTGGCATATATGTATATTTACTTTATTTTTATTATCTTTTTATAGATTTTTAAATACTTTTAATTTATTTTAATATTATTAGATAAATAAATAAATAAAAAAATACACATATAATGAATAAATAAAAGTGTATTCATGGGAAATTCTCAATCTATTCAAAAAATAAATTTTGAAGATGTGCAATATATAATAAAAACACCAGAAAAACACATCATGATCAATACATTACCTGTTTCAGAACAAGATTGTTTATTGCCAAATACTACAAATATACACAAAGAGGAAGAATTGATAAATCAATTGCTTTTGTCTGGAAAAAAAGATGTTAAAATTGTTATTTATGGTAAAAACTCTAATGATCATACATTATATACTAAATATCAGCAATTGGCTTCTCTCGGATTCTATAATGTATATGTATATCCAGGCGGATTGTTTGAATGGCTTCTTTTGCAGGACATTTATGGTTCATCCGAATTTCCAACCACAAAAAAAGAACTGGATTTATTGCGTTTTAAACCGGCAAAAATTGTAAATGTAGCACTTTTAGAATATTCGTAAAATAAAAGTGATATTATATGTTATATGTCTGTTTCATTAAAATTACTTTTCCATTTTTTTCTTTTAGGAGCGTTGTTAATTAGTTTCTATTTTTTTATTGATATATTAGTATTTAAAAATACCAAATACAATGATGTATTTTCAACATGGCAGTTTCCCATGTTGTTGGCTATTTACATAGATATTATTTATCATTTGTAGGTATTCCTTCATTGGATAATTCATCTGCCCTCTTATTCAAATGACGCAACACATGAGTATACTCTATATGTGTAAATTTTTCCGACAATTTTTTAGCTTCATTATGCAAATCGATTAGATGTGGTGATTTGCATTTATATTTTCCTGTCATTTGACGAATGACAAGTTGACTATCTCCATATACAGATAAAGAATCTATATTCAATTCTGCTGCTTTATTTAGACCATAAATCAGTCCGGCATATTCCGCTTGATTGTTTGTGGCCAATTTTCCGACAAATACAGAGCCAGCCCATACTTCCTCATGGTCTTGATTATAAATAACAACGCCAGCTCCTGCTAACCCCGGATTTCCTTTACTACAACCATCAAAAAATAATTGATAGGCTGATGGTAAATTTATGGCGGATGGTAAATTTATGGCTGGCAATGACATTTGAACTGCTTTTCTTATCATGATACTTTGTTTTTATATCTTTATATCTTTTTAATATATTTTACAAGATAGTTTTCAAACAATTTATCTCTTTTATTGCTTTCCGATGTAGCTTCAACGATTCTTTTTTAGAATAAGCAGTTATAAACAATTTGTCTTTTCTCATTTTGAATACTCTATAATCAAATAATTCCAAGGCTTCTGTAAAAGCTTCTATATAATCACAATTGTCGCGATGCATTTTATACATAATACATCGATCAATATCATAGGCAGCCAATAAATCGGCTTCTCTCACAATATGATAAGCCAATTGATAAATTCCTAGCTCTGGAAAGCCATGTGTCTTCACCTTTGAATACGACATAGTAGAAATAATATTGCCCACAATTTCTAAATCTTCTGGGCTCATAATGTCAGACATATGTTCCTTATATTTTAATACACCTTGTGTCTCGTTCATATATTTTTTATCGCAAGTATCATGACCAATAGCAGCTGCGAAAATAATACCTTGTTGATCTTCTAAAAATGGATTTTTCTTTACTTCAATTTCATAAATACGTTTTGCAAATCCAAACACTTCCATGCTATGTTTTAGTCCATGTGATTCATCCATTTTATGCAATTTAGTTGTTTTTATTACATGCTGAAATGCGGAATTGACAAGTAATGACAAAGAAACAGGATTCATGATTTTCATTGGGCTTTTATTGTAAAATTATTTTTTTCAATTATTTATAAATCAATTTTATTTATATATAATCGCAAATTTCTGCTATCCATGTACCTTCTTTTTCTATTATCCTAAATGGTTTTCCGCAACCATAAATCAAATCGTCTTGAACATATAGCTCGCAAAGTGACTTAGGAGTATGTGGGTCTATTTGTTGACCAGACACTTTCAATATTCCGTGACGAAAAATAGAGCAATTTATTTCTACAATTTCCACAAATTGTGAGCAGTTTGGACAAATTATTATCATTGGAAGTGCAGCCATGTAATGTATATATTATATTGTATTAAATAACTCAAAAGTCTTGACGAATCAAATATTGAATTTTATATAACCAATTTTCCAATTCAAATCTATTTTCATAAATATCAATGTTTCCGCTCAATACTAATTTTTCTGCTTCATTATTATGGTTGATCATTTCCTCGTGATATTTGTGACAGCTTTCTAAATAACCCAGTTCGATTTTATCTTCGCCTTCTCTCGATCTCTTTGAAATACGAGCATGGCAAATTTCAGGTGCTGTCTTCACATAGACAATCTTGTGCACTGGAAATTCCCCTGAAAAACTATCAAACCAATTTAAATAAATTTGGTAATTTACGTATTCCATTTTGCAGGTCTCGTATAACATCTTGGCAAACACATATCGATCTGTATCCAAACTACGTTCAGTAAAGATAACATATTTTTGATTAGGATCCAGATTTTTCAATGCTTGTTTTAATACATTTAGTCTGGAAATATAGGCCATCATTTGGAAAGGAAACGAATATTTTTCTTGATCAGCATAAAATTTTTCCAAAATAGTGGTGCCATTTTCATCTTGAATAAGAGACCATTCATCGACGGGTTCTTTCAAGAAAATGACAAGTGGGTTGTTTTTGTATTGTTCTCTTAAATTGCACATGAGCGTCGTTTTTCCAGAGCCAATATTTCCTTCAATAGAAACAATTGTAAAGTTTGACATGGCGATAAGTAGTATAGTATACTTTTATTTAAAAACCATATTTTTATTTCAATTTTAAAAAAAATTGACTAGTAAAACAAATATAAAGACAAATGTACAACTTTATATACACATCTAAAGAATGGATTTACAACAAAGAAAGCTCAAGAAATCAGAATGGGACTCTATTGAAATAGCAGTTTCCCAGTCAGAAATGGATGTATTGCATATGATTATGCAAGGGTATTATGATGTCAATGTAAAGATAAACAATCATCTTTCTATCTTTACATTTTTAAAAATAGAATTTTCAGAAAAAATGGAAGATTATTTGTACAACAAATATTTGCGCGAAAGAGCGGTAAAGATTGAAGATGATTTGAAAAAATTATGCGACTCTTACAAAGCATTAAAATTAGATCCTGATGTAAAAATAAATTCTGCTGATCGTGTTCGATTGGAGCGGTTTGATGAAAAAACCTTGAAAAATAATGATTTGTATGAATTTATTCTGCTGACACATATGGAAAAAATGTTGCAAAATAAGAAAGCAAACAATGACAAAATGTTTCATTTTCATTATTATACTCTTTATAAACTGATTCGCAACAATGTTGTAAAATTAAATCGCCATATTATACATTTGGTCCATATTACTTTACATCAGTTTGAAGAATCCATAGAAAAAATGGTTATTATTCAACATGGTGTAGAATTCATCGAAAATAATCAAAGCCTATTAAAATACGCGGATTTGACTTTGTATGAACATCAGAAGGAAATCTTTACTGCTTCCAAAAGTAAAAGACCTAAATTGATTTTATATATGGCGCCAACGGGTACAGGAAAAACGTTGACACCAATTGCGCTGTCGGAACAAAAGAAAATTATCTTTGTTTGTGCGGCAAGGCATGTGGGTCTAGCTTTGGCAAAGGCGGCCATTTCCATGAAAAAGAAGATTGCATTTGCATTTGGTTGTTCTAGTGCCGACGATATTAGGCTACACTATTTTGCAGCAAAAGTGTTTACAAAGAATAAGCGTAGTGGTGGGATTGGGAAGGTCGACAATAGTGTAGGCGATAATGTCGAAATAATGATTTGTGATATTCGGTCTTACTTGCCTGCCATGTATTATATGTTGGCATTCTTTAAGGCAGAAGATATTATCATGTATTGGGATGAACCAACCATTACTTTGGATTATGCGGAACACGATATTCATAAGACAATTCAAGAAAACTGGAAGCAAAATTTGATTCCAAATGTCGTCTTGTCTTCTGCAACATTGCCTAAACAGCACGAGCTCACTGAGACGCTACCTGATTTTCTTACAAAATTTCCGGGTGCTGAGATTTGCAATATTGTGAGTCATGATTGCAAGAAATCGATCCCTATGTTGAACAAGGATGGGTTTGTAGTATTGCCGCATCATTTGAGTGAAGAGTATGCTGATATATTAAAGATTGCCAACCATTGCAGTAATTATTTGACATTGCTGCGGTATTTTGATTTGAGAGAAGTAGTGGAATTTATTAGTTTTGTAAATTCAAATCAATATGGTAATTCCAAAACGAATTTGGAAAGGCATTTTGAAACTATTGATAATATAAACATGACAAATATTAAAATGTATTATATTACTTTACTGAAAAATATTCTTCCAGAAAAATGGGCAATGATTTATCGATATTTTCGAGAGATTCGATCGCCTCGCATAGTAGAAAATAATACAATCGATACAAAAGGCGTTAAAATTAACAAATCAAAAAGTGTTGGGCCTGGTACATATGCTTCTTGTCCTAGTAATTTATCTCAAATGGCTGGTGCTCCACTTATTCGTACTGCAAGTCAAAATGCGATCCAACACATTGGTACATCTGGCTCTAATGGTACATCTGGCTCTAATGGTACATCTGGTTCTATTGGTACATCTGGTTCTATTGGTACATCTGGCATCTATGTGACGACAAAAGATGCTTATACTTTGACTGCTGGGCCGACCATTTTCATTTCCAGTGACGTAGAAAAGATTGCCAAATTTTGCATTCAACAAGCAAATATACCATCTATCGTGATGGATGAACTGATGAAAAAAATAGAATACAATAATGTAATTAATGAAAAGCTTGCAGTACTTGAATCAGAATATGAATTATTAAAAGAACAAGGAGATATGCAAACAAAGCATAACAATTCAAAAACAAAAGGCGTAACTACTGGTACTAGAAACAAAGGCGAAAAAGACAAGAAATTATCTCGAGATTGCCCGGAAGAAATGGAAAACAAGGGGAAGCTAAATAGATTGACAAATGAAATCAATGGTCTACGAGCTTTAATAAAATCCGCGTCTTTAAATGATGCATTTATTCCCAATAGAAAAATGCATCTAGACAAATGGGCATCTACTATAGACACTTCTTGTGCTTATACAAGCAATGTGGACGAGCAATATATTTCCGATATCATGGCGCTAAATGGTGTAGAAAATTCTTGGAAGGTCTTGCTAATGATGGGAATTGGTGTGTTTTTCAACCATGAAAATATTACTTATACGGAGATCATGAAGAAGCTGGCTGAAGAACAAAAGCTGTATCTGATTATTGCATCAAGCGATTACATTTATGGCACTAATTATCAGTTTTGTCATGGATTCTTGAGCAAGGACTTGGATTTGACACAAGAAAAGTTGATACAAGCTATGGGACGCATTGGACGAAATAATATTCAACAAACATATACGATTAGGTTTCGCGATGATGAACAAATTTCAAAGCTATTTACATCGGACACGGAGAAGCCGGAAATTATGAATATGAATCGACTCTTCAATAGTAAGAAAGTGGTTTGGAGAGACAATGGCTATGTGGAACTTCCTGAAGAAGAGGAAGTAGAAGAATAAAAACTTGTATAAAAGAATAAAAATTTATAAAAAAATAATTATATAAATTTTTTAACTATTTATTTTTATGATTAAACTCTAATTAAATTATTAACAAAATTTAAAATAGTTTAAAATTATCTTAAAAATATATAAAACATAATGGAAGAAGAAAATTCATTTAAAAATGCTGGGGAACCTTGGACTGAAAAAGAGGAAAAACAATTAAATAAATTATATAATGAAGATATGCTTGATATTATGCAAATATCTAAAATACATTGCAGAGCACCTGGTGGTATTTTATCTAGATTAAAACAAAACAAATATATAACACATAGGCAACTAGCAAGAGGTTATGATATATATAAAAATAGTAATTTTTATAAACAAGCAGTTCAAAATAACAAAGATAAATATAAAAAAGATTTAACAGAAAAATCAAAACAAAATATAATAAGCACACAAATAGATAATGAATTAATTAAAATTAATAAAAGTAATTATATAGAATTAAAAAATGAATTAAAAGAAATGAAAAATGAAATTAAAGAATTAAATAATTCAATAAAATTATTAGTTGAAATCATGAATGCAGTTTATCAATTTGAAGAAAAATAAAATGTATAAATGTTCAAATTTGTAATATTATACTATAGTTTCATTTTCATATTTTGCCTGTATTTTTTCATTTAATATTTGTAGTTGTTCATCTAAATCATATTCTTCAGGTAAAACCATCTTTAAATTTAATCTTTTATCTTCAGTTCTTTTTTCAAATACTAAGTGTGGTTTATCTCTGGTGATAACTAAAGAAACAAATTTAGGTAATGTTATTTGAGATTTTTCTGGATAAATATCATTTTCTAAATCATCAACTACCTTATTAGCTTGCTGAAGTTTTTCTTGAATAGATACTTTATTTGATTTTGTTCCTATCCATATTTTATCTAATTTTGGGTGTTTCTCTACTTTAAAGAATTCTCTTTGTTTTGTGTGTTCTTTATCTAACCATTCATGGTAATAAACTACATATTTTTTCATCATATTATGCGAAATTCCTTCTGGCAATTCTTTCGCATTATGTTTTCTTTCTCTCTTTGTTCCAGGTAAAATACCTTTACAATTGCTATGTTGTTCTTCAAATGTAGCAAGTCTTAAATTTTCATAACAATTATTTAATTGATTTCTATCAATGTGATCAACGCTTACATTTTTTGTTCCTTTCCCATTTCCATAGCAATTCATAATTACTTGATGCATAGTTAATTTATTATTACCTGTAATATAACCATTACATGCAACAAACCAAGTAATTTTAAAATTGTTTTCTTTTTCATAATCTAAAATTTTTTGATAACTTGTAAGACACAATTTACATAAAGTGTTTTTTTCACAATACATTAATATAATTTCTTCATTTTTTTCATTTATTATCTTCCAAAATGGATTTTTAAAATGATAATAAGCATGTACACCTCTTGATTTACAATGACCTTTATTAAATTCAATAACTTTATAGTTATTTTCAACATGTGATTTTGCAGTTTCAAAATTCATCATATTCATATTATAAATTTATTATAAGATGAATATTTTATATCATTTTTATTACGATAAAAAATGTATAACAAGTAACCATGCGCTTAATTGGAATAAGCACTCTTATTCCCAAAAGTTTCCAATTGGGGAGGACTGTATCTTAAGCCAGCTCAGGTTGATTAGACCTTCTTTGCTGACCCATATCCGTTCAGTCTCTGACGCCCTACCATATCCTATCATAGCGGATTTAGGTAGTAAGCATGCGGATTGCCCAATCTTTTTCATTATTACCATACCCAAGTTTATTACTCTTGGCCAGATAGTACTTTCGTTACTATCCTTGGTAGAAAAAGCTCTAAGGGGTTTCCCGAACAACAAGATATGTTGCAAAATTGATTGTAGTAAATAACAAACTGAAGATAGTCAGTAACAAACAATTTCACTAGCAGTTAGCCTGGGACGAAATTTGCGACGGCTTAAATGGTTTTCTATAGTAAGAGGTCGCTTTACTATAGCATACTGCTTTTTGGCCCTGATTAGACGAATTATAATTCGCAGGTTAAGGCCGCCCATGCCGGACATTATTCTTAGCCATAATGCTTACCACTAAGTTTCCCTAATGGATTGGACTGTATCTTAAGCCAGTTCAGATTGATTAAATCTTCATAACCGACCAACACCCGTTCAGTCTCTGACGCCCTACCATATCCTAACATAGCGGATTTAGGTAGTAGGCATGCGGATCGCCCAATCCTTCTAACTATTACCATACCAGAGTTAAATCTCTGCCACACAATTCTTTCGATATTGTGCTTGGTGTAGAAGGCTCTAAGGGGTTTCCCGAACAACAAGGTGTTTTGCAAAATTGAATGTAGTAAATAAAAAACTAAAGATAGTCAGTAACAAACAATTTCACTAGCTACTAGCATATTTTGTGAGTGCTTAACCATTTTTTCCAAAGACAAGAGCTCACATTGTCTTTGTGGGTAGCTTTTCAACGCACTAAGAATTTTTACGTTATAGTTGGTAGCATAAACACGCACCTTGGCAGTCTTGGTTCCCTCAACTGTGGCGTTGGAGAGAACAAGCTGGAGAGTGGCGTTATCAATTCTGGAGAAGTTGCACGTGCCTGAAGGCTGATGTTCTTCAGGTCTCAAAGCAAAGGAGTACACGTTGATACCCTCATCAGGATTGCGTGTGTGGGCCTGGTAAGGCTGGACCCAAGAGAAGTAAGATCCTTCACGCTCAGAGAAGCGGTCCTGGCCGTTAAGCTGGAGCTTAGCGGTGACGACAGGGTTCTGTCCCCAACAATGCATGTCCAAAGAAGTCTCAGTAAGGACGAATGTTCCGGCATCAGAGACACCAGAGTTGTCCAAATGAGATCCACCAGTGGCCTGGTAAAGGGCAGCAATGTCAGCAGGTGTTCCAGGAGCAAGAGGCACCTGAGGTCCACCAAGGTTGGGCTCATTGTAAGGGTTCGAAGGTCCGTGCCAGTATCCAGTGAATCCGGCACCAGGGATGTAGTCAAGGGCACCAGCATCCTGGAAAAGACCCTGAGCATCAATGAAAGCGCGAGAATCTTGAGCAATTGAAGCAGGTCCTCCGAAAGCATGGACAGCATTAGGAAGAGCATCAATGGCGTCAGTGTAGTTGAAAGGCTGAGCACCAAGGACCTTGAAAAGAAGAGCATCGCAAGTCAAAGACGAGCAATAATCGACGTTCTGATCAGGCTGGACAACCCAGATGAGCTCCTTAACAGGGTGGTTGAAGTTCAATTTGATCTTGTTGGACGAAGAACCGACCGACTCATCACCAGTGAACTGGAGCTGGCTAATAAGGTACTCGTGGGGGTTCTGGGCCATTCTGCGGCGCTCATCAGTGTCCAAAAACACGTAATCAACGTACAAAGAGGCGGCAACCAAAGACTGGTTATAGGCAATGGTGGCAGGAACAGGGCGTCCAACTGTGTACTGGCCAGATTGACCAGAGTAAGGGTTGGTGTTGCAGTTAAGGGTAGTAACGGCCCAGAGACACTCATCAATAGGACGAATATCAAGGTTGATTTTAACTTCGTGATACTGCACATCACGATTTACCCCACCTTTCGGTGTATTTTTTGTTTAAGGGATTAGACTATATCTTAAGTCATCATCAGAGTTAATTATTCTCTTCAGACCCAAAACCATTTAGTCGTTGAACCTTCTCCATGATCTAATTATAGCGATTTTAGGAGCTTGGCTGCGGATTATCTATTTCATTAGATTTTTTGAAATCTAAATCATACGGGGCATTTTTACCATATCTGAGTTCATTATCTCTCAGCCATTTTAAACTTTCATTCAAAATTTGGTAGCCCAGAAATTTATTATATTTTGAGTTAAATCTATTAACATTAACAATATTATTGAAAAAGTGGTGTAGTAGTATTTTATCAGATTTTCTAATATTTTCAACAGAAATTAAAGGTTGTAAATTAGTCCAATGGAAACATATTTTTTGTTCGTTCAAGTTTTCTAAATTAAATTTATTTATAGGTAAGATATGATCTATATGCCAATATTTACCTAAATTATTCCATTTCATTACTTGATCAAATCTAAATTCTATCCATTTTTTTAAAAATTCAATATCACAACCGATTAAATCTTGATATGTTGTATTTTTACCTTTTATCATTTTATGAATTTTACTTCTTAATATTTCAGAAATTTGGAAATTAACATCAGTAACTCTTTTAAGTTTAATTTTGTCTTTTCTAATCGGCAAATATTGTTTGTTTTTTTCTTTAATATGTTTCTTAATTTCTTCGCGATTTCTATATTCTTTTCTTTGGACATTTATTTTTTCAACATTATTTAGTCTATATATCTTGTTTTTTTCTAGTAAACTGGTTATATTATCTTGATAATATGATTTTTGTTTTGTTTGTATAGAAAGCTTATTTTGAATTCTATATTCTTTCCTACATAAATTACAATCATATCTATAACCATCTAAACTAGATCTTAATTTTCCAAAGTTATTAATTTCCAATATTTTTTTACATTTACAACATGTTTTTTCCATTATTAAATGATATAATATTCTACCACTAAGTGCGTTTATATTGTTTTCAAAATAATTTATTTCTTTTTTTACGTCTTTAAGAACTTCCCGCAATTTGGTTTTGTTGCCACTTATTACATCTTAGTAACAAGCGACTAGCATCTGGGGATGACAATTAATGTCATTCTGAGCCCCTAACAAATTTTCCCTAAAATAGATCTCAGATACTTTAGGTTGGATACTTTTCTGCCCTGCAGATTTTAAGGCGATTAAAGGAAGAGCAAGACCAGGGTTTGTACAGAACCAGAATTGAAGAGGAACGTACAATGTGGTCTCAGGAAGGGCGTTACGAGGAGCGCAAACCTGACGAGGAGCCAAAGAGTCACAAGGAGACTCGACATCAGAGAAGGAAGGATCAGTGATGAAGGTAAGCTGGGTAGTGTTACCAATCATCTTGAAGTATCCACGCTGTTGCTCGGCAGTCATGGTAAGCTGGTTCCAGATGTGCATCCAGTCACCATATTGGCGATCAATGCGTTGACCACCAATCTCGACCTCAACCTGGGCAATGAGTTGCTCTCCAGGGAAATCGAGCCAACGGGCATAGACTCCAGTGTTCTGTCCAGTGGAGTAGTTACCAAGGCCCATAAGTTGGTTAATCTCAGGGAGAGTAACCTGAAGGTAAGTGCGGTAAGCAAGATCACCATTTCTGGAGATCACGCACTGCACACGGCGACCGAAATCGGCTTGGCCGTTAAAAGTCTGTTCAATAGACTCAATCGCAAAATTTGTATAGCGACGATAAGTAACTTTCCAAAAAGTAATCTGAGGGTTACCTGTACATTTCCTCTACCTTATTTTTCAATAAGGATTAGACTATATCTTATGAAGAATTTATATTTGCTTTTTTTTCAGCAGTTTCTAAATTTAATAAAAATTCTTCCGAAAACCATTTAGTCGTTGAACCTTCTTCTTTAAATTTTTGTATTTTATTCAAAATATAATCAATTTGACACATATCTATCTCTTTTTTTGTTGAATTATATTTTATTGGTACTGGCATTAAATTAGACCAGTTCCAGCATTTCAACTTTTCATTTTCAATAGTTAAATCAAATTTGCGCACAGGTATAATGTGATCAATTGACCAATATGAAGCATAATTATCCCAATTCATTTCTGATGTAAAATTATATTCAAACCATTCTCTAAAATATTGAATATTACAACCAATATAATTCATTGTTGTATCAGTTTTAAAAAGAACATTTCTTAACCGAGCAGCTAAAGATTTTTTTAACCTGTAATTAATGTTCGTATTATGTTGATTTTTACACCATTCATTTTTTTGTTCAGTTAGAAATTTTGGATAACAAGAAAGACAAATCTTTTTTTTATAAAACTTTTTTAATTTTGCAAAATCTTTTAAAACCTTTTCTTCATTGCATTTTTCACATTTTGCTAAATATGTTTCTGCTTTTTTTCTTCTTACATTTTTCTTTCTTATTTTATCCATTTCATTCAAACAATTTTTACATGTTTTTGAATATGAGTTTTCATTATATTTTCTATATCTATCTATTGGTTTTGATTGATTGCATTTACCACACATTTTTGTGTCTAATTCAGTGATCATATATATATAATACTATGTGTTATATTTTTATATTGTTTTTTAATACTATTTAAAGAAGCTTGGATGCTCATTGCCCATTTCTTTGAATTTTTATTTCAAATCATCTTATTCATTTTTACTATACCCAAGTTTTTTCTCTTGGCCACAATTTTCTCACAAAAATTGTTTAGTAGAATAAGTTTTAGGGGTTTCAAGCAATTTGATTTTCTCACCAGGGTTTTTCAAATGAATATAAAATTCAATTCCCTGATTAACGTCAGTGGTACTCTTTTTGATAAAAGGCATCCACAAAGGGCTTTATGAATATCTTATTTTTTCGATATTCCCCGACATTTTTCTACCCTACAGGCTTTTAAGGTATACGTCCTGTGCTCCGTAAGCAACGAGTTGCATTAAACCACCTGCCATTTTATAATATTGCTAAAGAAAAAAAAATTTTATAATTTAATTTAATTCAATTAATTTTATATTTAATTAAATATAGAATTAATAATTTTTAATTGAGTACTTTATTCAAATCTAAATTGGTCTTCATAAATTTTAACAAATAAGTTTCTTCTAACACCTCTTTTTTATTTTCATGTGGTTTAGTAAAAACATAAGATTCTTTCTTTTTTTTAACAGACCAACCTTGCTCAATAGAATTAAATAAAATTAGCATTTTTTGAAATTTAATTGCGTCTATTTTAATATTTTCTAAATCTTGCAAAGATTCAATATCCATTACATTTTGCAAAGAAAAGTTTAGATATTTTTAAACTATAAAATAATATATAATATATATATGCCTATTCGATTCACAAAAAGATACAAAAAATGCAAAAAATGCAAAAAATGCAAAAAATGCCAAAAAACTATTTCTAAAAGAGGAGGTGGTGGTTGTGGAATGTGGGGCCCTTTTGAATTGTCAAATTATGGTGGTTTGGGTGGTTGCGGTTTTGACATCGAACCTAGACAACCAGAATATGAAGAAGGGACAAATCAAAAAGTACAGAAAAAAAATAAAAATGGAAAACCCAAATATTATACAATAAAAAAATATTGGGTGGATGTTACAGATATACCTGGTACAGATACAAAAAAAGTTACAAAAATTACAGCTCCTACTGCGGGAGAAGATGTTGATTTAAAAAAAGCTCAAAATGGAGATTTTTTTGCAGGTTCTAGATTTTCAGATGAGGAGCTTACCAAACCAAGTTGTTTATTTGAAATGTTTCCTTATGGTTTCTGGATTGGGAAAACAGGATATGAAAATATTTATAATTTGCAAAACAAAGATCAAATATATACATCAAAAGCTTATGATAAAAATAAACCACCATGCCCGCGAAAAAAATTTAATGCAGGTTTGCCAAAAGATGCAAGTACTATTACACAAGTAGCTGCTTATACTATGCATAAGAGAGAAATTTTAGAAATGCAGTTGCTTGAATCCCGTGATCCAAAATATTTGTGGACTTCTCGTCTGGATGTAAAGAATGACATTATAGATGCTAATGGGAAAAATATAGATTGCGGTGCTTTTAAATTTGGAAATTTTGATGTTATTCGATGGGGTGGAACGGGTGGCTATGGTTTTAATATTTGGGATGATAAGGGTAAAAAATTTTGGATAGAAATTGACCCTTTTTTAAATATTGCATTGGAAGTAAAAGATGAGTCTAATTGTACATTTGGTAATATTGGTTGTCCGTTAGATCATGATAAAACAAATACATTAATGAAAATAGAACCGGAAGAAGCTAGAACTCCTCTAGTAACACATCCGTTTTTTTTAAAATTATTTCCAGAAGGTTATAAAATATCTGAAAAAGGTGAAACTATAACAGATGAACCTAAATTAGTAGTAGTAGAATCAGGAGTAAAAGAAGAACCAGCAGCAAATGAACCAGTAGAACCAGGAGCAGCAAATGAACCAGTAGAACCAGGAGCAGCAAATGAACCAGTACCAGGAGCAAATGAACCAGTAGCAGTAGAACCAGGAGCAGCAGCAAATGAACCAGCAGCAGGAGTAATAGTAGAAAAAGTGGAACCATTACCAGCTTATTCTGCCGGTGGTGGTAGAAAAACAACAAAAAGAAGAAAAAATAAAAATAAAAATAAAAATAGTAAAAAAAGAAAATAAATATTTATAATTTATTATAAATTAAATAAAATTTAAAATAAATATAAAAGAACACATGCCAAATTTTAAACCAAAAACAGCAAAAAATATAAAATACAACAAAAAGGCTTCTATTACGCTAGATACAAAACACAAAGAATTTTTAAATGAATTCAGCAAAGACGAAGAAGATAGGATCCCTGAATTGAAATTAGAAAAACAAGTATTAAAACAACAATTGTTGCAAAAAAATACTATTGAACAACAGCTGGATATACAAGATAAAATAAATGAACTCAATCAAAGAATAAAAGAAATAAAATCAAAAAAAAAGGAATATTTTTTGGACAATTCCAAATATATTTTTGAATATTTTGAAAACAAAAAAAATATATCAGATGGAAATGCTGTAAATTCAACTGCAAATAATAAAACAAAAATGGTAAATAGTTTTTTTAAAATAAAACAAAATAATGAAAATACACGCGAAGAAAAAGTAGAAAATAACAATATTGTACAAAAATATTTAGTGAATATTGATAATGGTTTTTTGGATGTAAATTCTTTTGTTTATCAAATAGATATTTGCCAAGTCTGTTACAAAGGAGAGCTGATCCCATTGGAAGATGAAGGTATTTTGCTTTGTAATAATTGTTCTAGAAGCATCCCTTATTTAATTGAAAATGAAAAACCATCTTATAAAGAGCCACCAAAAGAAGTATGCTTCTACGCTTATAAAAGAATCAATCATTTTAAAGAAATATTAGCTCAATTTCAAGGCAAAGAAACAACTCAAATTCCTGCTGATGTTATTGAAAATATTAAACTACAAATTAAAAAAGAACGCATTGAATTACCTCAAATTACAAATATAAAAACAAAAGAAATATTGAAAAAACTCGGTTATAATAAATACTATGAACATATACCATTTATTAAAGATAAATTGGGAATTAAACCACCGATTATGTCACCAGAATTGGAGGAAACATTATGTAACCTTTTTGTTGAATTACAAGCGCCTTATTCCAGATATTGCCCGGATGATCGCGTCAATTTCTTGAATTATTATTACACTGCATATAAGCTATGCGAGCTTTTAGGCGAAGACGATTATTTAGAGCATTTTCCAATGTTAAAAGACCCAGAAAAACGCATGGAACAAGACGAAATATGGAAGAAGATTTGCTTGGACTTGGATTGGGAATATATACCGACAATCTGAAATATTATGATTTGTTATCAATAAAATGTAAATATATATAAAAAAATGCAAAATTAGCTAGCAAATAAATTTCACAATTTATTATATTTGTTTGTAAAAAAATTACTGCACATAATATTTCTTGAATATAAAAGGATAAATACAACAATAGATTGTTTCCTTTTTTATAACAATGATGAAACATAAATACTAAAATACTTGTAAAAACAACAAAACAATATACAAAATGAATAATGTTTGTGTGGTCATAAAATAATACTCCTACAATTCCAATTAAAATAGCAACTATAGAAAAAAAAGAAAATATATCGTATCTCAATAATTCATAAAAAATAGTAATTAAACCCATAATTGTCATATTTGTAAACACAATTTGATTACAATCTTTGTTTTTAAGAATACTTGAAATGGAACCATCGTTTATTGTATAATAATTATAAACATTATAAATAACATACATATACGTAAGAATCATAGATAGAAAAAGTGCATTTTGTAAATAGATAACAAACATTATATTTAAAAAAGTATTAAAGTTTTATATATTTATTCTAATATATAAAATGATTATGCAGAAAAATTTAAAATTTTTGTATACTAGTAGCAATATAAAATTATTTTATAGAAACTTTCTATTTTGGTTTCTGCTTAAATCATTTATTGCTAGTTATTATGGTATAAATATATATTTTGTTTTATGTGGATTTTTATGTTGGTCTTTTTGGGAATATATGTATCATCGTTTTGCGATGCATGGTTTAAAAAATACAATTTATTATTACAAAATGCATGGTTTTCATCATACATATCCAAACAAACCATCGCATATTCCAATTTTTCAATATATGATTGTTTCACCAGTGTTTTTCATTTTGTCTTATTTTATACATCCTGCCTTTGTATTTTCTTATTCTATTGGACATTTATGTGGCTTATATTGTTTTGAAAAAATGCATTATTATATACATAATGATGCGAATATAGAACAAATATATTCAAAATATCATATGTATCATCACAAAAATTCGAATAAAGCATTTTGTTTTACAAGCCCTTGTTTTGATATTTTGTGTGGAACGTTTCCAAAGAATCATTTTTCATACAATAGCATTGCCATTTTACCGATTCCTTATATTAGTTTTTTTGGAATTAAAGAAAAATAATACTTAATTAGGCTTATAAGGAAACAATTGTAATTCACGCGTGTTGTAAATGGAGAAATTGGGGTCATAATTATTGGCGCCTACACCGCTCCCATAACAAGTGCCACCTCTTTGCTTTTTTCTACAAATTTTTCTAGTTTTTCTACAATTTTTTCTAGATTTTCTACAATTTTTTCTACATGATTTCTTTGCCATATTATATTATAACCAGATTTTAAATATATTCTAAATACATTTAAAATAATAAAACGCAATACATAATTTCCGGAAATTTAACAATGTGGAATCAAAAATATAAGCATTTTTATATATGTTCTTTTTGAAAGAAATGAAAGAAGTATAATTATTTTCTTGTAGATCTTCTTTTTGTTCTTCTTTTTGTTCTTCTTTTTGTTTTTTTATTCTTTTTAGATTTTTTACGATGACGTCTTGTTTTGCCTCCTCTAATAGCGAGGAAAACAATAGCAATCCTCCCTAATATTTGGAGAACAGAAATAACTACAAAACCTACTATACCTAGTATACCTCTTAATAAAGTTTTTTGCTCTTCAGACAAATTTTCTAAATTTTTTGAATATTTTTCTTGAAAATCGTTCGTAAAATTTTTTAATCTATTTTCGACCCCTTCCAAAAGTTGAAGTTCATTTTCTCTCTCTTGTTTTTTACCACGATAGTGTTCATCTTCCTGTAATGTTGTAAGTCTTTCTAAAAAAATTTCTTGCTTTTTTTTAATACCATTAAAAAGTGTAGAAATCTTTTGTAAACTTTTTACATCAATACTACTAGCCTCTTTTTGTAAATTATCAGTTAACTGCAATATTTCATGCATATTCTCTTCAACATCAACAACAGCATTACTTGCGTGGTAAGTTTGATTATGAAATAATCTGTTGCTTAAACCAGATAGAGCTGTTACATTAAATTTTTTTTTAAAATCGCTATCAGGCAAAACACCAGGACTTCTGTAAGACATATATATATTTATAAATATTTTAATTTATAAATATCATGTAATTTTATAACATTTATGGTCTAAAAACCACCGGGAAAATGAACCATGTTCAAACCTATACCTAGTCCAGCTCCAGATCTAGCAGAAACTCCCATCGATGGCACATAGGTGTCAAGGATGCTAAACGTAGCAGCGGCAGTCAAGGCGATCAAAACAATTTCCTCGACGTTTAGAGAACGTTTAGGAATAGCATAAGCAGCAATAGCGACCATAAGACCTTCAACAAGATACTTAATAATTCTCTTAACTAGTTCAGCAACATTAATTCCGGACATTATAATAAATAAAAAGAAAAAAATATATATTGCGATTAAAAACTTAAAAATAAATAATTTTATTAATAAAATGGATCGTTCTAAAGGCAAACATTCAAAGAATTCTGGTTTTGAGAGAAAACAAATAAATGGGAAACAAAATCCTAAATATGTCGATTTATTGGAAGAAGATAAGCCTATTGCTGGACAAAAATTTGTGTGTGTTTCATTTTGTTCACCTGAACAAATTTTAAAACAAAAAGAGATGTTTTTTTTCGAAGAATTCCTAAAGAAGTGGGATTTAAATAAATCGATGGAAAAATTTGTGCAATTTTTAAATTTTATTTCTTTTAAATACAATATTTCCTTTGATGACGTTTCAAATGATTTTAAAGATTTTGTAAAGGAAGAAAAAGATTCTTTGGCAAAAACAACTTTTGAAGATGAATACAAAACATTTTTAGACAACAATGAAGAAGACTTGCAAAAGAAATTTGATATTGCACATAATTTCCAAACAAGTACACGTGGTATCAAAGTGCGCGGCTCCTATCCCACGCAACAAGAAGCCGAATTGCGCGCTAAATTGCTGAGAGAAATTGATGATAAGCATGATATTTTTGTTGGTCCTGTGGGTTTATGGATGCCTTGGGATCCAGAAGCTTATAAAACTGGTCGTGTGGAATATATGGAAGACGAGTTGAATCAATTGATGAGTGAAAAGAAGAAAAATGAGGCAAATGCAAAAAGTACATTTGAACAGCGCGTCAAGGAATCGAAACAAAAGGCCATCGATGAAAATATCAAGAATGCCGAGAAGTCTGGTAATACACTAACACAAACTATCGATGAACAAGGTAATTTGATTGGTGTAAATAATGTAAATACTCAAGAGGTTGCATTAAAGGATCAAGAAAACATTTCTTCTGCGGATATTTGTAATGAATTGTTTGAAGGAGAGAATATTGTTATTGGTAAAACGGATAATGGTCAGAGTCAATTATTGTCAGGGCCATTTGCTCCACCTTTAGAAAATCCACCTTTAGAAAATCCACCTTTAGAAAAGGTGGAGCCAAAGTAGACACTTACTTTTTTCCACCTTTAGGAAAGGTGGAGCCAAAGTAGAGACTTACTTTTTAAAAATTAAATTGTATTTTTGCTCCACTTTTTTTAAAAGTGGAAAAAGTGGAAAAGGTGGAATTGTATTTTTGCTCCACTTTTTTAAAAAGTGGAATTTTATTTTTGCTCCACTTTTTTAAAAAGTGGAAAAAGTGGAAAAGGTGGAATTTTATTTTTGCTCCACTTTTTTTAAAAGTGGAAAAAGTGGAATTTTTAATTTAAAGACAAAAAAATAATATAACTAAACATGAAAATTTGTTATATTATTTCTACTTGTGACAAATATTTAGAAACGCGTGTTAAATACCAAATGGAAATTATGTTAAAAGATGTACCACCATCAGACATTTTTTATTTGACTTCAAAAATGGATGCAGAAAAACGCCAGTTCGGCTGGAATTGCATGGATGATGAAAAAAATATTTCTTGGAAATATATTTACTTCATGTATCATATGAAAATTTTTGATTATGACTGGTACATATTCATTGATGATGATACGTTTGTTTTCCAAGACAGATTGGAAAACTTATTGCACAATTATAATTGCAATGAATGCTATTATATTGGCAAAGAGTTAGACCATATTAAAAAAAAATTCTGTTTATACATGTCTGGTGGTGCAGGTTATGCCATTTCAAAAGCATTGTATATGAAAATGCATTTGTATGTTCAAAAAAATGGCATTAATAATAGTTATAAACATTGGTGTGATGATTTATGTATTGGTTTATGGATCCAAGAAATGTCGAAAACAGACGAAAATGTAGTGCATCAATTAAACAATGATTTATTTCATTTAGAATTACATAAAAGTTCTAATGAATTAAAACATGCAATTACATTTCATAAAGTAATGACTTTAGAAAATTATCAATTTTATCAACAACTACTACACAAAAAAAAAGAAGTTACAAGTAAAATACAAAAAGAAGATACTACTTTTGCGCTTATTTGTGATGCTGCTTATTGGGAAAAAGCTAAAAAAACGATTATAGATTTACGAAGCAAGGGTAATTGGTGTGGTTCCATTGTATTGGCGACCATTGATTTTGATCTACAAACCAATTTCAAGGATTTTTATAATATAACAGAAGTGAAATTTCCACACATAGACAAGACAACACTTCTTGAAAAAATTGGCCAGCATGGTTTCTCAAATTCAGACAAGAGAGAAGTAAATAAAGTGAACCAATGGGAGAAATTGCACATATTTGACGATTATTTTAAGAGCTGGGATCGTGTGATATTTTTAGATGCAGGGTTGCGTATATTAGACGACGTTGTACACTTATTGGCACTCGATTATAAAAACAAAATTTTGGCGCCCATAGATGGAAAGCATAATGCATATAATGAATTCAAATGTCAGCTCTCCTATGATAAACCAGAATTGATTTCTTCTCTCGTCGACGAATTTGGATCAAATATTTTAGAATCAACTTATATGTTGAATTGTATTTGGATCTATGACACGCATATATTGAATTTGTGCGATAAAACTCAATTGATTGAGGCAATGAACAAATATCCATTTTGTAGAACAAATGAGATGGGGATTATGAATCTTTTGTTTCATTTTAAGTATCATGTATGGGAGCCATTTCCAATTAAAGCATCATCTATCAATAACAAGTTTTTGTTTGATTGGTGTGAATTAAATAATCCTGGAACAAATTGGAGAGATTATTGTAGTATGAAGTATCCAGTCACTATTAGTTTTGAAGATACATAAAATAGCGTTTTTGAAATTAAAATAATATATATATATATAAATGGAAAATCAACTAGTTGCAGGCGAACCAGTCGTAGGCGAAAATTACGCTGAAAAAAAAAAAGGAGAACTGAATCGATTAGGAAGATATGTAGGAAAAAAACTGCTAGGTTTGCGAGGTATGGCAGGATATGATACGTATTTATTTTGTTCAAACGAACGGGATTTTAATGACGCTTTGGGAATGGCTTGGACAAGAGATCGTACCAATGTACATGGTTCAAGAGGACAAATTCTTTCAGGCTGTTCTATGAGAACAAAAGACGACTTACAATATATCAATCCCTTTAGAGATTCACAACCTAGTTCAATCTCGCATCGCCCAGAAAATTACGGAGGTAAAAAACGTCGTTCCACAAAAAAGCGAAAATCGAAACGATCTCATAAAAGAGGTAGACATACAAAAAGAATTCGTTAAATAAATAGTGCAAAATATTATCACTATTCTTTATCTATTTTAAAATAATATATATATATATATATATTATAATGTCTGTTTCCATGAATTATCGTAACGTTACCAAAGTGAATGATACTTCCGAATTAAATCAAAAAAAAAAATATTATCAGGAGAAGCATTATAGGGGTAAGGGAAAACCTGGAGATTTTTTTTATTTAGGGAAATATATAAAGACTATATCCGTGCAGGAGAAATGGTTTGGTAATACAATATTTAATACAATATTTAATATATTTTTTAATTCTAAAGAACAAACACCTGAAGAAGCACTAGAGAATGAAAGACTTGCTAGACAAATCAATGATGTGAAAGACTTTAATCCCATAATTACAACTCCACATGGAGACATATCTGTCCCAGGATGTACAGCGATTAGATGGGGAGACGGAAAAGTAAAAGTTGGAGATTTATATTATTGGGACCCAGAAAATTACGGAGGTAAAAAACGTCGTTCTACAAAAAAACGAAAATCGAAACGATCTCATAAAAAAAGAGGTAGACATACAAAAAGAATTCGTTAAATAAATAGTGCAAAATAATATCACTATTCTTTATCCATTTTAAAATAATATATATATATATGATGTCTTCTGTTAACATTCCGATGAGTGACGTTGCCAAAGTGCAGAATGCTTCCGATTTAAATTCAGAAAGAAATTATTACAAGTATCTTGGATCAAATCGTTCTTATTCAGGCCAAGGAGATTTTAACCATTTAGGAAACTATATAAAAACTATATCCAAGCCTGGGGATTTGTATGGTAAAACAAAACTTTATATATTTTTTGCTCGTGGAATACAAGGAGATCAAGAATCAAAAAAAAATAAAGATCTTGCTATGCAAATTAATGATTTGGATGCAAGATCTACACCCATAATTAAAACTCCAAATGAAATCATATATGTCCCAGGATGTACAGCGATTCAGGAAAGTGGAATGTTAGAAAAATTATTTGGAAACTTATATTATTTGAAGACAGCACCAGCACAAGCAGCAGCAGCAGCACAAGCAGCAGCAGCAGCAGGAGGCAGCAGAAAGGAAACATGGGGAGGTAAAAAACGTCGTTCTACAAAAAAGCGAAAATCGAAACGATCTCATAAAAAAAGAGGTAGACATACAAAAAGAATTCGTTAATTCTTTTGATCTATAGTATATGCATTGGTCCTAATGTAATGACTAAAACTTTGACAATTATGTTTATATAAATGATAAGAAGTATTCCAAGATTGAAGTAATTTATACAAATGTGAATCTATTTTTTTTATCGATTCAACAGACACAAGTTTTTTATTTATGGTATTAAAATTTGTTGTTAAAGAGTCAATATCTACTTTATCAATATAATGCACTTGGATTTTTCCAGGAATGCTTTTTCCTAGCAATAATTTTTTTATAACTTTACTATCCATATAATTTTCACAAGGGCAAAAATCAATTGCATACAAATTTTTGTACATTGTATCATTTACATTAAATTCATCCATTTTTGCAAGAACAATGTCATGAAAATTACATAATCCGCAATTGTATATAGGTATATTTATAATTTTGATAAAAAATTGCGTATATCCTATATGTATTAAATTTAACAACCAAAATTTCATATACATAATGTATATATTTATACATTATTTATTTATATACTTGTCGTAGAGAATGTTACAAAGATAATGTCGTCCATGGACTGATTTGTTGTAAAAACGGATGCGGTTAATTGGAATAGAGATGTAAATGGTGCTACAAATATTTACAAAATTGCTTATAATGTGATAAATAATAAAGAAAGACCAAATTATTTATCAAGAAGCAATAATTCATCAGGGTTTTAGACGAACCATCAAAACCAAAATTTACACGCTCTAAAACCTTGTTAATTTTTAATGGGATTTTTGTCCCATTTTAAATCTTCAAGGTTGTAAAGAGTTTTAATACTAAATTATATTATTTACTTAACTAATTGGTTACCACTTATTTGCCTTTTTGACACTGATTTTGGGACCAGCGCCGCGTTTTGTCTGTTTATTTGGGTCATATTGTTCTTCATCTTCGTCATCTTTGAGGCTTTTTGATAATTCCCAGAATTCTTTAGACCCTAATCTGAAATCGCCATGATTTTCAGCCTTGTACCAGAAGACTTGGTCATGCAATTTGTTGGATTTTGAGTTGTTATTTATTACCAAGCACTCATAATTCTCAGTACATTGATCCATCACCTGACAAAAGCTCTCAAATGTTGGAAACATGCCAGCGTAGTTTTCATAAATACGTTTTCTATTGGCAATATAATTTTCGCGTAAAATAAAAACGTAATCAATATTGGTGCGGAGAGTTGGAGGGATTCCAAGCGGATATTGCATTGTGATGACCAACATTATCTTCCAATGTCGCCCGTTCATAAACAAAAGTCTCATCATCTTATCTCGAGACCAGGTGTTATCGTATAAACAATCATCTAAAATAACAAATGCACGTGGATCAATATTGCTGCGTTTATATGTTTCCATTTCCTTTTTAATTTGCTTCAATACTGTGCGCTGTCGCTTCAATATATTTTCAATAATAGCAGTATTGTATTCATTATGAATGAAAAGTTTTGGCACCATTTTCCCGTAAAATCCGTTGCCCTCTTCTGTGCCGGATATAACAGTTCCAATAGGAATATCTTGCTGGTAGTAAAGAAGATCGCGAACCAAGAAAGATTTACCAGTATCACGCTTACCAATTAAGACAACAACAGGTCCCTTATTTTCATTTGGTTTGAAACTTATGTTTTTCATGTCAAATTTTTTTAACTCTAATGTCATATAACTTTTGGGAAGAATATTTTCTTTTGTTTTACGCAAATAAATAAGTTAAAAACACTAATAATTTATATATTATTTAGCTAAAGAATGATAAATGTAAACTATCAAAAAAGGAAAAATGCTGAACTTTTCAAAAGTTTAGAAGAACAGACCTCTCTCTTTCTCTCAAATGCTCAAAATTATATTCCGATTTACAACAAATTTTTTTCATTGAATGACACGAATTATAATAATATAAATTTAAACAACAAATGGCATTTGTCAAGTGTAAATGAAAAGCTGGAAGACAATATGCATTTATACAATTGCAGAGTAAAGAATTTTGTGACCAACAAAGTAAAAGATCGCGAAGTATTTTTTAAAATGGCACCATTATTAGACCCTTATAAATACTTAATTGGTAAATATACACAAACAAATGAAACACTTTTTTCATTACCATGTATTCCATCGAATGAAGCAGATTGTCATCCAAAAATGATGGATGTAAATAATTCTGCATATGTAGATGGGCTATTTTTGTATTTATCTAGTCAGCTCATTTACACTACCCATTTTCCACATGGCGTCGATTATTTTGGCTCTTTTCTAGGAATTAAAAATGATTTTACTTTAAATATTTTTGATGATATAGATTACTTACATAGTTCTGATTTTTTCAATAAGCATAAAAATGTTTTGTTTAAAGTGGACAACTATGATCATTTATTTCCTATTGATGAGAAACCTCTAAAACCTATTTGCATTGATCATAATAGTAGTGCAAAATCGCAATTGTCGATTCATAGTGTGGATGCACAAGTATTTGAAGAAGTATTTGATGATAATTTATTAAATCTGGATGATTTAAAAAATAGATCTATGGATTTAATTGACATTACAAATTCTTCCATTTTGGAAAAATCAAATACTAACGAAGGAGTTACATTAAAATCCAGTTCTACTTGTTCCTCTAGATCTTCTCATACAAATGACGAAACGGATTTACAATCCAACAGCGATTATGAAGAAGACGAAGTTGAAGATGGAGAGAAAGAAGGAAAAGATAAAGACGGAGACGAAGAAGATGGAGAAGATGAAGACGACGACGACGATGAAGATGACGACGATGAAGATGAAGTGATACATGCTACCATACCGAAATTTCCAGTCCAAGTCATTTGCATGGAATATTGTGAAAATACATTTGACGATTTAATCATTCATAATGAATTAACCCAAGAAGAATGGTATTCCGCATTTATGCAAATTATTATGATTTTAATAACATATCAAAAATGTTTCCATTTTACCCACAATGATTTGCATACAAATAACATCATGTATAACACAACAAATACAAAATACTTGTATTATTGTTATAAGAAAAAATATTATAAAATTCCTACATTTGGCCGTATGTTTAAAATAATAGATTTTGGCAGAAGTATTTATAAATTTGACGGCAAACTATTTTGCAGTGATAGTTTTCAACCAGGTGGAGATGCAGCCACGCAATATAACACCGAACCTTATTTAAATGAAAAGAAGCCACGATTGGAGCCCAATTATAGTTTTGATTTGTGTCGTTTAGCGTGTTCTATTTTTGATTACGTGATTGACGATTTTGAGGAAATCAAAGATTTAAGCAAATGTGAAGACCCAATTAAAAAACTAATAGTGGAATGGTGTTTAGATGATAATGGTGTAAATATGTTGTATAAAAACAATGGAACAGATCGATACCCTGATTTTAAATTGTATAAGATGATTGCCCGTTGTGTGCATCATCATACTCCTCATGCACAATTGGAACGCCCTGAGTTTAAGAATTTCTTATGTAACCATCCTGGCACAAATCAAGTCATCAATATAGATGATATACCAGTTTTTGTATAAAATAGTTATTTTATTTATATAATATAATAGTATGACTTCATTTGGTTTTATTGTTACAAGACATGTAAATTCTGAAAAAACAAATAAATATTGGAATCATACAATAAAATTATTAAGAAGTTATTATCCATATAAAAAAATTGTCATTATAGATGATAATAGTAATCAAGAATTTGTGAAAGCTGAATTTGATTATAACAATATAGAAATTGTGCATTCTGAATTTCCAGGACGAGGCGAATTATTACCTTATCATTATTTTATCAAAAATCATTATTTTGATAACGCGGTCATTATACATGATAGTGTTTTTTTCCATAAGCGTGTCAATTTTGAATTATTAAATAATATAAATGTGATACCATTATGGTTTTTTTATTCAGACAAAGAAAATGTAGAAAATACTTTGAGAATATCTAGGTGTCTTAAAAATAGTTTTTTTTTACAAGACAAATTGAAAAATGATAGTGTGTCCATGATGCCAAAGCAAAATTGGTATGGCTGCTTCGGTGTTCAGGCTTATATCAATCGTGATTACTTATTACAATTAGAATCTAAATATGGCATTACAAATATGATTTCTCAAGTAAAATGTAGATTAGATAGATGTTGTCTAGAGAGAATCATGGGTTGTATTTTTTTTACAGAAAATCAAAAAATCTCTGAAAAAAAATCGCTTTTTGGAAATATCATGAAGTATCAAACCTGGGGATACTCTTTTGATGAATATATGGCCAGCTTAAAAAAAGGCACTATTCCCAAGGCTGTAGTGAAAGTATGGACGGGTAGATAAGTTTAGTCACTCCGTTTATCGGTCACTCCGTTTAGAAATCGGGATTATCCGTAAATACTTTCGGCGCATTCCCTCCGTGATGAATGACAGGATGTATTTGTTTTAATAAAAAATGCCCAGCAACCACACTAATATACACTACCAATGCATCTCGAATCAACAATTTTAATGGTTTACTTTCTTTATCTATAAATCTCATTTCTAAAAATTTAACAATTAAAAATATAATAGAAATTATAAATGCATTTACAAATATACTATCCATCTAGTATATTTGTTGATAATTCTTATTCTTTTTTATACGCAAAATATTTACTCTAAAACTTCAATATCGTCTATCAGTAAATCTGGTAGCAATTCGAGTTTTGGCTCTTCAATATTATGAACGTCTAGACTATCTAGTTGAAAAGGTTGATCGGAAATAGTCAACTTTACATTGTCGTCATCTTCCTCTTCCGCTTCCTCTATTTTACGCTGTTGATTTCTTATTTGACTAATTTGTTCTAAAGTATTGACATCTTTTGGAGCACTAATGGATGTAATAGATCCGTCGGGTGTTTTTACTAGATCAATATCATTAAAACTTAAACGCGTATTTAAACCAGAAGTTTCTGATTCTTGTGATAAAGGTTGTGCTAAGGGTTGTGCTAAGGGTTGTGATAAAGGTTGCACAATCGGCTCATTTATGATTTCTTCCTTTACCTCTTCAATAACATCTTCTTCCATTGTTTCGTCCATATAAGCTTTTAAAATAGCCTCGACAGGAATACTTTCTCGCAATGTATTTAAAATACCTTCTTGTACAATAATTTCTAGTTCTCGATGATTTTTTTGTATTTGCAAAGGAGGAATACCAATCTCAAACAAGTATACGTTTTTGTATACTTTTCTTGCAACATTGACATAAGTTTTGTGAACAAAATCGTCTAATTTAGGAACATGAATATCAATTTTCTTTTGTTTCTGACCAACACGCATAGCAGTCAATACTTTTAATTGAATAATATGAACACATGTTACTAAATCTTCTAAATAATTGCAACCTGATTTTTCACAAATACGTTTTCTTTCTGTTTCTATGATTTGAGCATTCCACTTAGGAATACGTGAAATCAAATTTTGAAAAGTCATTAAATATTTATCCATTTCATTGTTTTCTTTGCAAAGTTTTAAAGATTCGTCTAAAATGGATTTGTATCCATCAATAATCAAAGGGGTTAATAGAGTAACTAAACGTGATGACCATTCGTTTTTTGATTCATGTAGCGCACTTACATTAAAATCGTCCATTCTTTAATTAAGAAAAGGTTTTTAAATATTATTTTCAAACTAATTTTATTTATATATATATATATGGCTGATACTAAATCCGAGATATTAGATAATAATATTGGTAAAGAAATTACATATACTCCAAAAGGTAATGACACAAAATCAGCCAAAGGTAAACTAGTTAGTTATACATACGATAAAGCAACTGATAACTTAACTATTAATATAAAAGGTAGTTTTTATGGAACAACAAAGGTCGAAAATATCAAAAGAGTTGATGTTCTTGATGGAAATGGAAGATATGATACATTACAATATGATATTCCTCAATTATTTCCTCAATTATTTAAAACTGAACCTGAAGCTACTAGTGGTTGGCAATGGCCTTTTGCTGGAAAACAAGAAGAACCTGTTGCTACACCTGGTCCTGCTCCTGAGACTGCTGCTCCTGAAACACCTGGTTCTGAAAGTGCTACTGAAACACCTGCTACTGAAACACCTGCTACTGAAACACCTGGTTCTGAACCAACGGAAAAAAAAGGTTTCTTTTCAAGATTAAAATCCAAAGCTTCAAATTTTGGGAAAAACATCTCTTCCAAAGCTTCAAATTTAAAAAACAAAATCTCTTCTAGATTCTCAGGTAAAGAAACTTCTAGTGATAATGTTACAATAGATTATGCTCTTCCTGCTTATATTATAGATGAAGCAATAGCAGCACCTGAAGCAGCTGCAGCAGCTGGAGGAAGTAAAAAGTCTAAAACTTGTAAAAGGTCTAAAAAATGTAAAAAATCTAAAACTTGTAAAAAATCGAATAAATCGAATAAATGTAATAAAACTAGAAAATCTAAAAAATAATTTACATAAAACTAATATTTTCCAAAGAAAAGTCTGCCTGCAAAAATATAAAGTTCACTATAAATAACATTAATAATTTCTCATTTCTAAATTCTTTTCGCACTTTATGAAAGCATAATAGCATTTCATAACGTTTTTGTTCTTTTATTTTATTTTCCAAAAATTTAGGATGTTCTAACAAATGAATAATATCTAAAGCACTATATGATTTTTCATACAATTTAGTACATAAAGTAATTAATTTATCCAGTGTTATATTTTTATCGATTGAATATTTGATCAACTCTTTTTTCAACCAATCACTATGATGCGCCTTGACATCTTTCATATGAAAATTTTCATTCAAATTATATTGATATAAATTAATTACAGATCCATCGACTACAGGCTCAGGTACATAAATTTCACAAAATCGCGATAAAATGGGCTTCATTAGATTATATTTATCTTCTGCAATAATAAAAAACCGCGTATTATGACTAAATAATTCAATACATCTTCGCAAAGCAGATTGCGCATCCATCGTCAATTTATCAGCATTTAACAAAACAATACTTTTAAAAATGTTTCCGCCATTAGAATGAATATGTGTTTTTGCAAAAAATTTCAAATCTTCGCGTATAAATTTAATTCCTTTTCCATGTGAGCAATTCACATACATGACATAGGATTTTATTTTCTCTCTATTTTTATCATAAATCTTGTGAATAAATTCATTGACAATCGTTCTTTTTCCACATCCAGAAGGTCCATGAAACAAAATATTTGGTATTTTATGTAGAGAATAAAAATAATCTAATTTTTCTTTTATATTTTCATGTATATTTAATGACATAGAGTGACTATATTAAAATACAAAGTGTTTTTATATTTTAATAGAACGTAATATATTTTACATTTTTTATACTGAGGTAGTCAAAGAATGTGTATATGGGTTGGATCTGAAAGCTGAAAGAATATCTGGTTCTATTCTCTCGCAACCCGCACATTCATTATAATATTGAGAAGAACGAATAGCCCCATATGTTTGAACCGAAGGAGGTTGTTCACTGATTCTAGAAAATGCGGGGTTAAATCTACCATCTAGACGATCTTGGTCACTTTTAATAGTACTTAAATGCATTTTCTGATTAAATATCTGGGTTCCACCTTCGTTTGGTCTATTATAAATTGTTTGCGATTTAATATCATTATTATGTTGATTATAAGCTGCACCATAACTCATATCTCCATATCCAGTTGCGTATCCACCGGCAGCAGTAAAATATTCGCAGCTGCTTGTTTGTCTTTGTGTCGCCTCTGGAGCAGTATAATTGTTTACATATAAGCTTTCCCTTTGATTATTAATATAAAAATTTGGTGCATACAAAGTGGTTTCCTTATTTGTGGTAGGAGTCGTGTCTTGCGGATTATAGACATAACCCTTAGGTACTGCCGAAGTAGCTTCTCCATAAATGCGAATATTATCAATGGTTTCGCTTTTACGTGTAGGTCTAAATATATCCATAATGGGTGCAATGACTGCCCCTATAGCTCCACTGAATCCAGAACCAAAAACTTCTTGTTGTTTAGAAATAGATCTATTGTTTTCATAATTGGTATAGCTTTTCACAAAATTATCGCCTCCATTTGTGGGGCCTTTTCCAATAGCACTGGCCGGTTTGACATCCATGCATGGCAAAGGAACACGCCTACTTTCTTCATAATTTTCGGGAGCAGAAGCCGCCTTAATATCTACGGATCCGGCAGGACCCATGTATTTTGTGGCAATATCATTGCGTCGAATGACTCCTAACTCTTGAATTGGTCTTAATGTTTCCCCCTTTTCTGCGCCAGTGGTTGTTAACCAGCGATCTTGTGTATTAATAAAAAACGTATCCGGACGCTGCTTCTCCACACGACCAAGCATTTGAGTGGTAGGAGCTGTTTTAATATAAGAATAAGCGGGACCTTCATGATTGATCATCTCATATTCCAATTTAGGATTGGTATCTACTCTTAATTGATCAATTGTTTTTGGTAGCCATTTGTCACGAGCTTCCATTCCCGAATTGAAGCCATTATTGCCATCGATCCCGAAACCTTTGTCTAAACCAGGGCCGACCATAATACTATCAAATGGCTTTGTATTGTTATTTTTCATACCGGGATTTACACGTGATTGATAAAAATCACTTTGATTTGGCATACCATACGCCCATTGCATATTGTCTTCTGGTTTAAACAAAGGTGCTTGCTCTATTTTCTTTATAGTTTGCGATCCAGAACCATTCATATTGTCCAAAACGGATTCCGTAATATCCATATCATATGTGCGACCTTTTACTTTTCCACCATAAAAAGGGACCATATTATTATGTTTAAATTGTTCAGAATTCAAATAATTTCCTGTTAAAGAATATATTTCTTGCGGATTTTGCCCAATAGATACATGATTTCGTTCTTTTTGCTGATATAAATTTTGATTAAAATATTTATCTGTAGCAGTATTTGGATTTGGGTACTTTTGAATGGTGTCCGTTACTTGATTTAAATTGGGAACTGGATAATTTTGCGGAGGAATGTTTGTATTTGGTAAATAATTATCTGTTTTTGTAGCTAAATTACTTCTGATTCCCATGTTTGTAAATTTTTCTTGTCCAGTCGATTTTCTTGCGTCTTTGTCTGCACAGGACTCATTTTGTTGATTGGATACAATATACATGCCACCTAATGCTAATAATGGGACTGCAAATTCCATATTATAATATATATATAAAACATTTTAAATATATATTTATTGATTTTACAAAACAATTATAGGCGCTCGCAAGAATTTGTTTGTAAACATGTAGTTGGGCCTCCTACATAACTGCCTCGAATTAAATTATATCTTCCCGGTAATTCAGAAGTTTCAGAAATATAACTTTTGTTTTCCATAATCATGCAATCACGTTTTGGTGTAAAATAGTCTTTTTCCAAAATGCGAGTGCTTAGATTATTTTGAAATGGCAAACAAGTATTTATTTGTGGATTTATAGGAGGATATTCCCATGCTACTTGCTCCACATCACGATACCACCATGCAGGATGAGTAGCTCTAGATTGATCCGTAAATAAATTGCTACAAGTAGGATATTTTATAGCTTCATTTGGAACATTATATTTAGTATATTCATCTTTGCCTAAACAATCCCTGCTAATGATTCTATTTACTCCTTGTAAATCGCTTTCCAATTGAATAGTATTTGTTCTTAAATTTGCTCCCCATTTTTGAATAATAATCTGAGGATCTTCTATATAGCAAGGATCTGCACCATTTCCTGGAACATTTAAAATCCAGCGACCTGGATCAGTTGCTTGTTGTAGCTCTTTTTTTGTTCTAGCATCATCATATTTAAATCTGGTACACGCCATTTATATATACTTTTAAAAAAAGTATAGCAAAATAAAGTAAATATACCTTTAAAAAAAGTATAGAAAAATAAAGTAAATATACTTTTATACTTTTAAAAAAAGTATAAAAAAAAGTATAGAAAAAGTATTTTTAAAGAAAAAGTATATAAATAAAATATATCAAAATAACATAATGTCAAAACCACCAACACTATGTTTAAACATGATTGTTAAAAATGAGAGTAAAATCATTACTCGAATGTTTGATTCTATAGTGAATATAATTGATTGCTATTGTATATGTGATACTGGTTCTACAGATAATACAATAGAAGTAATCACTAGTTATTTCGAAAGTAAAAATATTCCAGGAAAAATCGTTTGCGAACCCTTTAAAGATTTTTGCTACAATAGAAATTTTGCATTACAATCTTGTCTAAATATGTCTGATTATGTATTGCTTATGGATGCCGACATGATGCTTGAAGTAAAGAATTTTGATAAAATGATTTTGAACATCGCCTCCACATTTAACATTCTTCAAGGGAATGATTCTTTTTATTATCAAAACATCAGAATTCTTAAAAATAATGGCTTGTATAAATATGTTGGAGTAACACATGAATATATCGACACCCCACCCAATAGCACATTGTATGCTTTTGAAAAAAACCAGTTATTTATTAGAGATATCGGAGATGGTGGATGCAAGCAAAACAAATTTGAAAGAGATATTTCATTGCTCCTAAATGGAATTAAAGAAGAACCCAATAATGTTCGCTATTATTTTTATTTAGCAAATAGTTACCATGATAGTGGACGATTTGGTGAAGCTATTAATGCGTATAAAAAACGAATTGAAATGGGTGGTTGGAGAGAAGAAGTTTGGTATAGTTATTATCGCATTGGTTTATCTTTTAAAAACATGGGAAAAATAAAAGATGCGATTCATTATTGGTTAGAAGGCTACAATTTTTATCCAGAAAGACTAGAAGGATTATATGAAATAATTCAACATTATAGGATCGATTTTAAACCAAAATTAGCAGAAATATATTACAATATTGCAAAAAAGATATTGGAATTAAATCATAGAAGAGATGATTATTTATTTTTGCATGAAGACGTATATAGTAGTAGAATCTATTATGAATACACTATTTTTGCATCTTATTTGGGTATAAATAATATAAATGATGAAGTTGTAAAAATATTAAACAATTCAAAAATTGGACATGAAGTAGACAATTTATTATCCAATATGAAATTTTATAAATATATACTTACTCCTAGTTCTAGAATCATTTTTGATGATATAAATTCTGCCATTATTAACAATGATGCAATCAAATTTTATTCTTCTTCCAGTTGTTTGTTACCTGTTAATGAATCAAATCCAGTAAAATATATCATGAATGTTCGATATGTCAACTATTATATTACTGATCAAGGTTATTATTTAGATTGCGATAAACATATTATAAGTATAAACAAATATGTTGAATTGGACAAAAACCTAAACATCATTTGTGAAAAATGGCAACAGCTAAAATTTGAAGATCGACGATACATTGGCATTGAAGATGTACGGATATTTCATGATATTGAAACAAAAAAACAATTATTTCTTGGAACTGGATTTCATAAAAATGATCAAATTGGTATTGTAATGGGTAATTATGAGCCAAAAATACTAGATCCAACCTTTGTAATGGATTCTACAGAAGTAAGATCTAATTTCAATAATTCAAGTTGTGAGAAAAATTGGGTATTTGTCAATTATGAAGGCTCTACACATATAATATATGATTGGCATCCTATGCGCATATGCAAAATGAACTATGAAACCAACGAGTTACATCTTGTAAAAACGAAACCTGTACCACAAATATTTTCTCGCGCACGTGGATCAAGTAGTGGTTTTACATATGTACAAGATAGCGAAATATGGTTTGTTCAACATATTGTTTCCTATGAATCGCCGCGTCATTACTATCATATGATATCTGTATTTGACTTGAGTATGAATTTGTTACGATATTCTGCTCCTTTTAAGTTTGAAGGGGAGCCAATTGAATATTGTCTCAGTATTGTAGTAGAAAGTGAGCGTGTTCTCATTAATTATAGTACATGGGATAGAACAACACGAATAGGTGTTTACGAAAAAAAATATATAGATTCTCTCGTAAAATACTTACATGTGTAAATTACAAACATTTTATTAAGAATAAATTACGTCTTTGTTATCGTAATAGTCAATATTTGTTCTATTGTTTTCCAATAAAACATGTATTTGTTCTCTTTCTGCTTCAGAAGTAGAAGTTTGTTTTGATTTAATCATTTGTACAATAGGATTCAACAATAGGCGATCATTGTGATAATAATTTACAATAATATTATATTGAATATAAGAATATAATAATTCGTGATTCGGATTTGCTATAAAAAAAGGCACACAATACAATAAAACGTGATATGCTTCTTTTGTTTTATTAAAATCTAAATATTTTTGCACACTAGTCATAATTAAATGTATATTATGCAGTGGTTGCAAATAGTTGGATACAATACCAGGATAATCTCCATAAAATAAATCAAACAAATCTGGATTCTCTCGTTGAACCATCGTCATTACTGCTTCGTCAATTTGATACCAATCATTTGCATATATTTCTTCCGTTTTTTCTTTAAACAATTCACAATATTTCAATATATTTTCTTTCGAGCCACTAAATAATCCCCCTGCACTATGATGATATATATTTTGAAACATGATTTTGTTATCAATAGTTTCAAGGTAAGGATTGATACATAATTGTTTGATGGTATCTGGAATAGTAAAGATCCACTCGTGAATTCTCTCTGTATTTTGAGCTACATGATTGATGCCAAAGTCCATCCAAACAAAATGACTACTGCCAAAAGGATTGGCTTCAATGGCACATTTCATAAAATCAAATTTATTATTGTTTAAAATAATATACATGGGTGTTTCGTGATCTACATGACCATTCAATATATGAAATTTTTGTTGAAGTTCTTTTAATTTGTCTAGATGTTGGTAATAATAAGTATGTTCAAATGATTTTGTACAAATACACAAGTAAGGATTTTTCGAATATTTATAAACAAGATCAATTATTTCTTCTTCATCTGTAAATACAACCAAAGGATAGTTCAATTGCAATATGAATTTTTTTGCATCTTCAAAATATTTTTCCACGCTATGGTTATATACGCAACCACTAGTATTTGCTTCTTTTTTTCTTATGTTATAAAACATGGTAACAATAGTAGGTAATGGTTTAATTGGATGTTTGCATTTTCCCCAATCAACATGCTGTATATTTTGTATTTCTTTATTGTATATTTGTTGAATAGTTTCATTTCCATTTTTATTTTGAAACAAAGCAATAGGGTTTATACTACTGGAATTCGTAACATATTCGGTGCCTTCTTGAAAATGCAATAAATAAATAGTATTGTTACTACTTTGTATACCTTGTTTACAAATAAAACTAGATGTTTCTTCCAATTGTAAGTAAGTATTGGTGGCTCTACCCAACACTCCAGGACCAGCAAAATCTAAATTAGAATAAGGTATAATATTATTTTCGACGTTGTATACTATACGTTGAATACACTCAAATAATATTGGATGTTTAGGCACAGAAGCAATAAAGGCATTGAATAAATTATGAGTTCCTATGTTTGGATTGTTGTTCAAATCTATTGGTGTCATGAATTCGATTTCATCATTTAAAAAATCATCGATTGGATGTAGGCAAATTGTATCCATGTCTACGTATATACCACCACAAATGTACAAAATACAATAACGCCATAAATCGGCTTTAAATGCGCCGGGAATGATTCGACAATAAGCATTGTATATTTTGATATCAAAATGCTTTCTTATAAATTGTTCACAATCATGGTCATCATATAAAAAATAATTATAACCTACATTTTTTGAAATCCATGTAGTGGGTAGTTTTTGAAAATCATTGGAAATTTCTTTTGTTTTCCAAGTTTGAAAAATTTGACGAGGAATTTTCGACATATTCTATTTTAATGTATTAAATAAAATAAAATATATAAACTAATAATCTAATCTACATATATATGCTAAAGTGTTTTATGTGTATGTCTATTTTATTTTGTAAATTCATCGATATTGTAACACCATTTTTTATAAAAGCAAATACAATGATAAAATCCTTTTCTTCTATTTTTACAAAAAAACGAACTTTACAAATTACGAATGATACTCTTTTACCTGGTTTTATGAATCACGACCCTAAAAAAGAAGCTCAATTACATCATGAAAAAGATATTTAGTTTATTCATTTGTATAGTAAGTATTTCTGTAATAGGTGATGCATTCACCAAAAAGAATATCTTGAATGTTGTATAATGTAAAAATGGCATAAGAGGTATCGTCATTTAATGTAATAACTGAATTGTAATTTATATTCATATTCATAATCGGAAAAATAGAAAATGGGTCTTTTATCAACAGAATAGCAGTTTGATTCTGTTTTAAATTAGATTGTATATTTTTTAGCTCTTTACATTCTGTTGTATCCAATGTATAGTAAGCAATGGCGTTTTCTTGTTGAGGAATTGTAATGGTATTCTCTACTACTAATAATGGAATATTTATTTCTGATATATTGCTTGGTCCAGGTGGCCCTGGTGGCCCTTCTGGTCCTGGTGGTCCTTCTGGTCCTGGTGGTCCTTCTGGTCCTTGTGCACCATCTACCCCATCCACACCATCCAAATTTACATGATAATAACATTCTTCTTTTTTAGAAAAATCGCCATGAACATTGGTAATATCTTTAATTAACATTTGTCCAGAAAGTGGATTATAATATTGAATGGTACCTTCAAATGTATTCAATTCAGAATTAATAGAATTTGGTACTTGTGCAACTATTATAGAATTTCCGCTTATATATGCTAATCCAGTTTCTACATTTAAAGAAAAAAAATCGTATTTTTCAGGTGATAAATGTATTTTATTAATAGTTTTTGTACAGAATCTGTCACCATCTTTTCCTGCGGGTCCAGTAGGGCCTTCTATCACTTTTTCAACTATTTGCGGTGATTCATAAGATTTAATAGGTGCTATTGATCTTATAATTGTTACAGGCATTTGATTTTTTTTGTTTAAAGAAAACAAATAATGATTTCTTTCCATTATATTAAATTAAAATATTTTATTATTACGATTTTTGATATTGTCTAAAATATTTTAATTGGGGTTGAATGATTTCTTACATACAAAATGTTACTAAAAATTATTGTTATAATTATGTAGCTGGAAGGTTGCTGAGACACAATTTTATGGAACCAAGACTGGCGACATCATATTTCACAACTAACGGCAAATCGTTTTCCAAATACACTTCAATTTGCTGACACAAATTAGTGCATTTAATAAAATATCCTAAATTTTTTAGAGAGAACTCGCCCTGTATTACTTTTGACGAATCTTGCTTCAAAATGAAACCCATACTGCCGTCAGATTCCGCACGATGAATTTCGGCAGATGCAAATTGTCCAGAACATTTAAAGATCAGCTCATTGCCAACAGACTTGATTTCCAATTTATCGGAAATACAAGACAAATCGCGAATAATTTTTTGAAAATCCGCGCTAGGTAAATTAATAATCGACGAAAATTTGACATCTGGATAATGTAATTCCTCGGGTTCAGGTTCAATGAGTCGCAGCTTCTGCGTCTTACATTGCTTAATTTCGCCATTTTCAAACTTTAGCGCCAAATGCGACACAATTCCATCTACATAATCCGCATTTTCAATATACATGGTTAATGTATCATCATTGTCAATGGTGTTGATTAACTTAAATAGATGGAACATATTTACACCAATAATAATCTTTTCCTTCTTGCACTCGTAAAATTCGAAATTCTGTGCAGCTAAATAAAGATGCGCCAAAATCGTATGGGACTTGTCCATATTAATAATACGTATGCCATCTTGCTCAAATGTAATATTTGTTTCTAAAAGAATGTCTTTTAAGGCGGTCATTAACGTTCTAAAAGGCGCAATTTGCACAGTCTTGATCGTCAAGACATTTTCACTAGTAGGTGGTGATAGTTGGTTTTTATTTGAAAATGAAGACATTTATACTACTTTTTATTTTACAATCTTTAAATACTTATGTCTTCAAATATTTAAGGATTATTAAACGCAATAAAAATAAAACAAATTAAAATAAAATAATTTACACATTCACTTTAGGCACTTTTCTAGTACCATGACCATGTTTCTTTTTCGCTTTTTTAGCTAGAAAAAGAGCTTTTGAACTAGGCTTACAACCTTCTTCTAAAATGTTGTAATCCACTGCAGCGGCTTTACCAGATGTAATCGCACTTGCTAAACGTGCTATTCCCCACGATTGAGCGGTTTGATTGGGTCGCGATCCAGAAGAAAAATATGCTCCTTCTCCCTTATTTATAATTTTTGATAATGCTGCTATAGAACACCCTGTCTTTGTCGATAGTTCTGTATTTGCTCCAATTTTTTTGACATGGTATAGCTTTTCTGCATCGAGTATATGTTGCGATTTTTTGACAGGATAAGATGACACTTTGCGTCTAGTATAGTATTGTCCTTTTTTATACATTTTCCGCGATTTTTTCAATTCTTTGGCTTGTTTTTGCTTATCTTTTTTTGTTAAAGTTCGAGGCACATATTTCAAATTTATTTTCATTTTGTTTATATATTATTAACAAGTAAATTAAATTTCAAGTAAAGGTTTAAAGACAAATACATAAAAAATAAAAATATGTCTGCAGAAATTTTAAACGATTTTACAAATATAATAAAACACCAAATAAATAAATATTCTAGCAACGATTATATGATGCAAAGAATGAAACATCATATAAATAGTTTACCATCTATTTTAGAAAATGAGTTGAAAACATATGAAGAAAAATTAAATCGCACCACTTATTTAACAAATGAACAACAAATATTTATTCAAGTTTTTTTAAGTAACAACAAATATTTTTATTTAAGTAACAACAATACTTTTTATGAATATGATGGCGAAAAATATTTGATAGTTCAAGAAGATGAAATCATTCACAAACTTCTCTCTTCTATTTCTAAAGAAAGAACCCTTTTAGAATGGAAACATAAAACAAAAACAAATATCATTAAACTCATCAAAGAGAGAAACTTGTTTAATTCTATACCAGAAACAGATACTATACAAAATGTATTGAATATGCTATATCCATCCTTCTTTCAATCAAAAAATACTGCAAAATATTTCCTTACGATTATTGGAGACAATATTCTCAAAAAAAATGGACAATTGATTTTTTTAGTAAGTCAAAAAATGAAGCAATTTTTGAATGAAATTGACAATGTAGCTATTTCTTCTATAGGAAATAATAATAGCACACATAATTTTATGACAAAATATCATGAAAATCATTCTTACACAAGTTGTCGTTTGATTCAAATAAACGAAAATTTTTCAAGCAATGTTTGGAGAGAATTATTAAAGAAAATCGGATTGGATTTATTATGTGTGGCTGCTCATTATTCAAATCGATATGAAAATTCGGATGCTTTTATTGAGAACAAAGCAGATGAAGAATTGAAGAACTATACCTATTATTTAAAAAACAATAATCCAACTAATATTATCAACGAGTTTTGCAGTAAATATATTATAAATACTTCGTCTTCCGATTGTAAAATGGAATGGAAAAATCTGCATTTTGTTTGGAAACAATTTCTTTTTGCAACTCATTTGCCAAATATGATTTATTCCAATGCATTAAAAAATATACTAAAAGAGTTGTATTCCTATAATGAATCGAGCGATTCTTTCATATGCATTACCAGCAAATATTTACCAGTGCATAGTGATTTTATAAAGTTCTGGGATCAAACCATTCAACAAGAAGCAACTGACAATGAATTGGAAGTAGATGAATTGTCTTCTCTCTTCAAAGTTTGGGCAAAAGAACAAAAAGAACAAAAAGGGGAACTCACAAATGTTTCCATTAGCGAAGAAAATATAATAAAAATTTTAAAACATTTTTTCCCAAATATAGAAATTAGCGAAGACAAATATATTTTAAATGTGAAAAGTACTATGTGGGATAAAATACAAGATATGGAAGCATCATTTGTATTTATGAAAGAATGGATTCAAACAGAATATAAATTGGCACTCATCTCTTTTGATGATGTTTATAATTATTATTATAAATTTTGCAACACACAACAAATAAAATTTATTGTGAGTAAAAGATACTTTGAAAAGTATTTATATTTCAAAGTAAAAAACCATATTGTGTACGAAAAATTTATTGAAAAATCGTGGTTTTTACTAATTTAAAAAGTGTTTAATTTCCAAGACCAGCTCTCATTTGAACTGCGGGTCCGGAGGTTCCAACACCTGCACCATCATATGACGCCGCATTGGACAAATTATAGCCAGCACCTTTTCCTCCGCGCATCTTTCTAGTATGTTTTCCATCGCTTTTCTTGAACAATTTAAAATGTCCCTTCTTGGCAATATATCCGGCCTTAATAAGACGATTCTCTTTCTTGGCACGTTGAGAAGCTTTTCGAGAAACAATTTTTCCGTGCTTGTTATATTTTAAATCTTTTTTGGTAAGACCACCTTTTGTATGGTGACATGTACCATTCATCACTTGAGCACGAGATCCGACTTTTGTCATTATATATATTGAAAGAGAAAATATATTTTTAAAAAGAGAGAGAAAATACGAAGCAATAATCAGTTGAACCTGTTTTTGGGTGGATTTCCACTACCTCCAGGCATACCTTCTATTCTTCCTAAATAATTTACGTTAAGTGGTTGTCCCAAATAAAAATTACCATATTGCGTTTTTCCGCCATGTACAGATCGTAATATTTGTGAAAGTCTCATATTGTTTGGTAATCGTATAGATGGCGAATCTGATCCTGCATAAGACAAATTTTTGTCATATTTGTCTTCTACACACCCACATTGCAATTCACTATTTGGATGAGCTGCATTGTATTGCGCAATGTAATTAATAATTTTTCCCGCGTGACTTTTTTTACCTGGTGTAAAATTCTGATAAGAGGTCATATTCTTGTTATTTAATAATATTTTTTTCTATTTTATTTTCTATATTTTTATAAAAAATTGAATAAGAAAATAGAATTAAATAGAATTGTACAATAGAATTCACAATGGCGACCGATCTATCAAAGAAATACCAAAAGAAATCAGCTATCCAGCACATTTTGGATGCTCCAGATACTTATATTGGTTCTATTGAAAAAGTAGAATCCAACCAACATATTTTGAACGAGTCTAGTGACAAAATTATTGAAAAAAATATTGAATATATTCCAGGTCTTTTCAAGCTGTTTGACGAAGGCATTGTCAATTGTCGCGACCATGTTGTCCGCTTAATGCAAGCCATTTCTGCGGGACAGCCCAATTGTATTCCTGTTTCTAATATTGAAATCAGTATTAGTGAAGATGGTACTATTTCTATGCTAAACGATGGAAATGGCATTGATGTAGCCGAGCATCCAGAACACAAGATATGGATTCCCCAAATGATTTTCGGTGAGCTTAGAACATCTACCAATTACGACAAGGAGGAAAAGAAGATTGTTGGCGGAAAAAATGGTTTTGGATTCAAACTGGTGCTGATTTGGTCCACCTATGGCGCAGTCGAAACGATTGACCATGTGCGAGGTCTCAAATACAGACAAGAATTCACAAACAATTTGTCGACGATTGGTGTTCCTTCCATCACCAAATGCAAGAACAAACCATATACAAAGGTGACATTCAAGCCTGATTATGCACGCCTTGGTCTTGGTGGTTTGACGCCAGATATGATAGCGTTGCTTAAAAAGAGAACATATGATATTGCAGGCGTAACGGATAAATCTATAAAAGTGAAATACAATGGTGAACTCGTACCTGTAAAAAATTTTCAGCAATATATTGACATGTATATTGGTGAAAAAGGAGAAGCGGCTCGCGTATATGAAGACACCGGATCTGAAGGAGGGCGTTGGGAATATGCAGTCGCATTGACGCCAGCAAATGAATTTGTGCAAGTATCGTTTGTAAACGGAATTCATACTGCTAAAGGTGGCAAGCATGTCGAATATATTTTGAATCAAATTACCAAGAAGTTGGGCGATTATATTGAGAAAAAGAAGAAGGTTAAGGTCAATCCTAATTCCATCAAGGAGCAATTGATTTTGTTCTTGCGTTGTGATATTGAAAACCCAGCATTTGATAGTCAAACGAAAGATTACATGAATACTCCTTCTTCGAAATTCGGATCCAAATGCGAAGTGAGTGACAAATTCATTGAAAAGGTTGCCAAAATGGGCGTGATGGAAGCTGCCCTACAATTGACCGAAATCAAGGAAAACAAGGCCGCTAAAAAGACAGATGGTACGAAGAGCAAATCAGTGCGCGGAATTCCAAAGCTGACAGATGCAAACTGGGCTGGAACTGAAAAATCATCTAGCTGTGTCATTATCTTTTGCGAAGGTGATTCAGCCAAGGCAGGAATTATTTCCGGATTATCTTCAGAAGATCGTAATACTATTGGCGTATATCCAATGAAAGGTAAGATATTGAATGTCCGTGGCGAGTCTACCAAGAAAATATCGGAAAACAAAGAAATTGCCGAAATCAAAAAGATCTTGGGGCTTGAGACGGGCAAGAAATATAGTTGCATCGAAGACGTACACAAATGTTTGCGTTATGGAAAAGTCCTCTTTATGACGGATCAAGATCTAGATGGAAGTCATATCAAAGGTCTCGGTATTAATTTGTTCCAATCCGAGTGGCCAACACTTGCACAAATACCTGGATTTATTGGTTTCATGAATACGCCCATATTGAAAGCCAAAAAGGGCGCCGCCGAGTTGAACTTTTACAATGACGGCGAATACAATGCATGGAAAGAGGAAACCGATACCAAGGGCTGGAAAATCAAATATTACAAAGGTTTGGGTACCAGTACTGGTAAGGAATTTCGCGAATATTTTGAAAAGAAAAAACTAGTGGGATTTGAGTATTCCGATAAATGCGAAAATTCTATTGATATGGTATTCAATAAGAAGCGAGCCGATGACAGGAAGGATTGGCTAAAGGAGTATGACAGGAATGCATATTTGGACACTTCCAAGACGGGTGTTACATACGAAGAATTTATTGATAAAGAGTTGATACATTTCTCTAAGTATGATTGCGATCGATCGATTCCTAACTTGATGGATGGTCTGAAAATCTCGCTGCGTAAGATTCTGTATTCCGCGTTGAAAATGGGATTGACTTCAGAAATCAAGGTTGCACAATTTTCCGGTTATGTGTCGAAAGAGGCTTGTTATCATCACGGCGAGGCTAGTTTAAATGCAGCGATTGTCGGTATGGCGCAGAATTTCGTTGGCTCTAATAATGTCAATTTATTGATGCCAAATGGTCAGTTTGGTACAAGGCTACAAGGCGGCAAGGATTCGGCATCAGAAAGGTACATCTTTACGCAATTAAATAAATTGACGCGTGCTATATTTCCTGTAGAAGATGATGCTATTCTGGATTATTTGAATGATGATGGTACTCCTGTAGAACCCATCTTTTACGCGCCGATTCTTCCGATGGTTTTAGTCAATGGATCGAAGGGAATTGGAACAGGATTTAGTACAGATATTATGTGTTATAATCCGCTTCAAATCATCGATTATTTGATGAATAAATTGCTATCTATTTCAGACGAAGATGATGAAGTAGAATTCGTCCCATATTATGAAGGGTTTCAAGGTACCATTTCAAAACTCACTGCTGACAAATTCTTGATCAAAGGTGTTTATGAAAAAGTCGGACCTGATAAAATTCGCGTAACTGAATTACCTGTTGGTTTTTGGACAGAAGATTTCAAGGAATTGCTTGAAGAGCTGATTGAACCTGCAAAGGATGGTAAGGATGGCAAGAAAACAGCTACTCTTGTCAAGGATTATGACGACATGAGTAAGGATACCAATGTTGATTTCACAATTACCTTTGCAAAGGGCAAGCTAGAAGAACTGGAGCAATCGAAAGGCGATTATGAATGCAATGGTCTAGAAAAGTTGTTGAAGTTGTATACGACAAATACTACCACCAATATGCATTTGTTTGATGCAAAAGATATATTGCAAAAATACGAGAAAGTGTCGGATATCATTGATGACTATTATGAAACAAGACTCCAGCTATACCAATCTAGAAAAGAATACATGATTGATGCTTTAGAAAAAGAGTTGGTTATAATGTCAAACAAGGCGCGTTATATTCAAGAAAATTTGGATGGAACTATTGATTTGAGAAAGAAAAAGAGAGAAGAAGTTAATGACATGTTGCAAAGTAAGGGCTACGACCAGATGGACGAAGATGCCGATTATAAATATTTGGTAAGAATGCCGATGGATTCCGTGACTGAAGAAAATGTCGAAAAGCTGCTAAAACACAAGGGAGACAAAGAGATGGAGTTAGAAAAAGTCAAGACGACAACCATTCAACAAATGTGGAAGTCAGAATTGGATGCATTGAAAGCCCTGTATTTGGAATACAAGGAGGACAGAGCAAGACTGATGGCAGGCGAGGAGACAAAAAAGAAAAAGTCTGTTGCGAAAAAGACGAAAAACATAGTCATAGAAATGTAAATAAAGAAGTCCATATTTCGCAAATGATATGTAAAAATGTAGACCATACATGGTCACAATATTTTTAAATATTAATAAATAAAATAATATAAAGACAATCTATTTATATAAAGTATAACATGGCAGATTTTGATAACGATAGCCTTTCTGGATCAATGATGAATATAAATGCTACATATTTTTATAACGAGAACTCTGTGGAAAATCCTACTATTATAAAAAAGGAATTTTCAACACATATCATTTTTCAAACAATTGCACAAGATATATCGAGTCATTATAAACACATATTTGGCGCAAATCCATCACCTACGGGGTTGGATACTCTTATAAATGGGTTTGTATTATTTAACTTGCATAAAAATAAATATATGTTAAAAAGCAAAGATGAATTATTAAAATATATAAATGATCGTAGTATTTCATTTGAAGAAAAAGAATATTTTCAACATCTATTTCTTTATAAGCAAAGGCCTGATTTTTTATCTATTGATGAACATGAATACATTAGAGCATGTGGAAATTTAGATGGGTATTATCTTGGAGTAATATAATTGGATATACATTTATTATTTTTTGGCTCCACCTTTGCTCAAAGGGACTGGCGTTGCAAAAGGTGGATTTAATCTTCTAGATTATTCTTCAAGACATATTCTACTTTATTTTCATCATAATTCTCTCTACAATCAATAAAAGAAAACATATTTTGGAGATTGGTTTTGTCAAACATTTTTTCAAAAGTGGTAAAATAGCACCAGTCTTTATTATTTATATAAAAATTATAGAGTTCTTGATTCATTTCATTCAAAAAAACTGGTGCATTTTTATCTTGTTTGTACCAACTACTTTGTGACTGAGCTGTAATATTCTCTCTAATTTGAATAATTACCTTTGTTTGAGGAAACAATTGTTTGAATGCCTTCAATAAATTCACCTTTTTATTATCATAACGGATTTCTTTAAATCCCCACAAAGAAGTATTTGAATCTTTTTTAAACATGGCAACAATAAGATCGCGTATTTTTTGTTCCATTTCTGGCATTTGATAAGAGTTATACCAAGATGGTTTTACGTTTTTACTTATAATTTCTTCATAAGAAGCTGGTTTATAATGACCTGGTACATATTTTATGGTAGCTTGATGTAATTTATTGAAAAAGTCGAGCAAACTATTGATAGCTCCTAAATTTTCGCCACATATATTACTATTTGGTATTGTATTTATAATTCGCTGTAAAGTGGTGGATCCCGAGCGACCAGTTGCACATAGTAACACGATTTTGTCATTTTGTATGGTATCATTCATTTTATTATAATTTTAAAATAAAATAAATATTATTTTTACACGATTTATACAGAAGTATTTTTAGATAATAAATAAATAGAAATGATACCAATCCACCTTTTGAAAAAGGTGGAGCCAAAACCCTGCAAAATTTACTACTACTTTTACTACTTTTTCTGTAGGTTTTGGCTCCACCTTTTGAAAAAGGTGGATCCAAAAATCTGCAAAATTTACTACTACTTTTACTACTTTTTTCTGTAGGGTTTTGCTCCACTTTTTCAAAAGGTGGAAAAATTGTAGGGTTTTGGCTCCACCTTTTTCAAAAGGTGGAAAAATTGTAGGGTTTTGGCTCCACCTTTTTCAAAAGGTGGAAAAGGTGGATTAGAACCATGGTTTCAATTCCAATTGTCGGTCATTTTGGCTAGCCATAACTGGATGAGCAATGGGAACTACTAAAGTGCTTACATCATTAATGTACTGCATATAACCTTGTGCTTCACTATACACTTGCGGAATACAATAATCAAGTACCATTTTATTCAATTGTTGCACTTGCTGCGAAATAGAATTTGGCTTATTGGCAGCATATTGTAAATAAATACTTCTCATGATGACCTTTAACGTGTCACAATCTTGAGGACCAATTTCATATTGTCCATTGGATCGTTCAAATACGCCGATTCGAATACCATCTTGTAAGACTTGGATATTTTGCTCAGAGAAAAATGCATTCGACAAAGCATTGTTTGTCCATAAACCTTCTGTTGCATTTCTAAAAGTTGTACATTGATTAGCAGGAATTTTATCATATAATTCAAATAATGATGAAGTATTAGGCGTTTTAATATCTACTCGTCCATTATTTATTTTATGCATTCTTATATTAGTTCTATAGAAAAAATTATATAAACATATTATATATTTCATGAACGGCTTTAAAAAAATGTTATTGTATGGTTCTATTATTATATTGTTAATAATTTTAGTAATCATTGGAATAGCATTATCTTATGCTAAAGATGAAACCTGGCCACCCATGGTACCTAGTTGCCCAGATTGGTGGATAATAGCTGGTACTGGAAACAATGCAACTTGTGTGGATGTGAAAGATCTGATTGATACATCAAAATGTCCAAATAGTACTAAATCGAAGCATTATAGAAAGAACTTTAATGAATCAGTATATAGTGGTTCTCAAGGCACATGTAATAAATATAGATGGGCAACACAATGCGGCGTAGAATGGGATGGAATTACATATGGTGTAAATAATCCATGCGATGAAACCGCTTAATTATTTAGGATTATTAACAAAACTATAATATAATAAATACAAATTATATTATATATTATGACTGAAATCCGTCTTTTTGATGAAATAAGCAAATTACCAACAGAAATCATTGAAACTATAAAAGAATATATTCCAAAAAGTGTATTGGCGTTCACAAATAGAGAGAATTATATATTGTATCACAAATATATAAAAGACACCAATTCTGATGTGAATGCAATTATTCGTAATGCTATAAGACGTGACTATTCCTTTGTTTTAGAAAGAAATGTAAGAGAGAATTATAAACTATGGTGTAATCATGGCAAATATTGGTATAAAAATATGATTTTTAAAAATTATTTATACTTTATCATGTATTATTGCATTGAAAATGACTCTAATAATTGCAGAAAAATAATTCATGATTTTTTAGAAGAACATGGATTGCATAAAAACCTACATAAAAAGAATATTGTAAAGTATATAAGATGGAAGAATTAGATATCAACCAAATTTTGAAGAGAGAAGACAAAGTGTGTGCAATAAAAGATATTTTGCGCGAATTTGAAGCAAACAAACATAATTTGCTTTACAAAAAGGGTATTTATGTTTATGGAGATCCGGGATCTGGAAAAACGACCTTTGTAACCAATATTTTAAAAGAAATGAATTACGATATTATTAAATATGATGCAGGAGATATTCGAAATACATCCATTATTGAAGACATTACAAAACATAATATGTCGGATAAAAATATTATGAGTTTATTCAATAAAAAAGTGAAGAAAATTGCGATTATTATGGACGAAATCGATGGCATGAACAATGGTGATAAGGGTGGCATCAATACATTAATTAAGTTAATACGACCCAAAAAAACCAAAAAACAGAAACAAGAAGAGGTCACTATAATTCCTATTATATGTATAGGTAATTATAAAGTAGATAAAAAAATTAAAGAACTTATGAAAGTTTGTAACACGATTGAAATAACAACACCCAATAATACTCAGATTGATGAAATCGTGTCTTTTTTGTTACCCAAAATAGAGTCAGAACTAAAAAATAAAATCATTTCATTTGTGCAAGGTGATTTAAAAAAATTGCATAACATGTATATGATTTATAAAAAAACACCAAATTTATTCACTATGGACATACTAGAAAATATAATGCAAATTAAATCGTATAATGACGATACAAAAAAAATAACAAATAAACTGATTCGTCAATATTATCCATTTCAGCAACATAATGTTATTATGAATGAAACAGACAGAACAAGTATTGGACTTTTATGGCATGAAAATATTATCGACAGCATTGAAAAAATAGATAAAAAACAATCCATTCCATTTTATATTCAGCAACTGGAAAACATATGTTTTGCGGATTACATAGATAGAATTACATTTCAAAAACAAATATGGCAATTCAATGAAATGAGCTCTTTAATGAAAACATTTAAAAACAATAAAATGTTTCATGAAAATATGGCTACTGGAAAACAAAAATGCAATACAGGAAACGAGATTCGATTTACAAAAGTATTAACAAAGTATTCGACAGAATACAACAATGTATTGTTTATACAAAAACTTTGTCAAAAATTGGGCATGGATAAAAAAGATTTATTTGGTTTTTTTACAGAAATTAAAAATAAAAACAATGAAGATGTGTTTGTTCATTTATTAGAAAATTATGAAATCAGTAAATTAGATATTCATCGAATTTATCGATATATTGAAAAATATATTAAAGAAAATGCAACCGGAACCACCGATAAAGATATTGAAGAAGAAGAAGAAGAAATTCTTGTAGAAGATTTTTTTTAGTTTACTTTACAAGTACATGGGTTTGTCTCTTGTTTGCATTTTTAATAATTTGCTGTTGTCCGCTAGTATGGTTCCAATTATTTATAATGGACGAAGGAATATCACAATGCAAATGTCTCATGCAGTGATCAGGTGAAGTGTAAAATAGAGTAATAGAACCATTTGTCGACTTCAATTCACCAGTAGCCATCTTCATCTTAAAATATAGATTTTCATCTTTAGAGCCCACAATTTCTTTGTAATATTCGCCTGTTTCTGCATCGCGAATATTACTACCAATGCCTCCACTTGTATACACTTCGATTTTAGCTTTCTTCAAGCTACCATCTGCGCGCTCCACAAATCCCCAAATTTTATTGTATCCCTGGTCCAAACTCTTTGGATCTTTTAACATATTGCTACTATCATTTGAACGATCGTCCAAAAAATCAACAGGGGTGTTATCATAATATTCCATGTTCTTATAGGATATATACTATAGTACTAGTATTTGTCTTTATATTCCTTTTATATATTATTTCTCATTTTGTATTTTTCGTTCCTGGATTCGTTCTTGTATGAGCTTTCCGATTTTTTCTTCCAAATAACACACTTTATCTTGTAACTGCTTATTTTCAAGGTGTAATTGTTGAATAACAAGCACTTGTTCGTTCAATTTATTTTGCACTAGTTGTGGTATTTGTTGTTGTAACATTGCATTTTGTTTTGCCATTTCTTCCCTCATCTTTTTTTCCTTTCTCTCTTTAATGGTTTGTAATTCTTTTGTTACATCTGGTTTATACAATAATTTTCCTGGTTCATAGTCACGTAATAACCCATCTATATCTTCCATAAAAAATTTTAAAATTTTGGCATCTTTGATCAAATCAGATGGAAGTAGTGGCACTTCATGAATATATGGATTTGGGCCTTGTTGTAATAATTCTTTTTTATCGAAAGAATTATGTTCATGTGAAAATACTATTATAGATTTGTCAGAATCTAACTGAACAAATGGTATGGTATAATCTTTCAAGAAAAATTTTTCCTCTGCTACTGCTGCGTTTTCATTAAATTTTGTTTTCCGTAATAATTCTCGTTTAAACGCAAAAGTGGCAGCAGTAGAGTGATTCGGACCATAAGGGCCAAATTGATACATTTTATGGATATGCTTAAAATAAATATACATTGCACTAGAACCCGCACACAAAGTTTTTGGATTGCTTTTCAATCTTTGTACGGCATGACTAATTCGATCAGGAGGATAATAATCATCATCATCCATATAAACAATAATTTCTCCAGTGGCCTTTTCATTGGATATATTGCGTTTTTTCCCAAGTGTCAATTTTTCATCATATTTAAAATATCTGACTTGAGGAATATGGGTGACTAGTTCTTCTATTTTATCTGTCCCATCATCAATAATGATCCATTCAAGTTTATCTTTTGGATAATCTTGGTTTTCAAAACATTGTATCATCATAGAAACAAATGGACGCCGATTAAATGTTGGTGTGCATACACTAACAAATGGAAAAGAACTTGATTTCTTATTTTGTTTACCCATGGATACTATACTTATTATATTTTATTTAAGTAACTTCCATATTTGTTATTAAATTTTTCCAATTCTTTCATAATATGGGAAGAATTTATTTTTACATTACTTTTTCTTCCTCCTCCTATTTTCTCAGGTGCTGATGGTACAGGTGTTCCTTGAACTACAGGTATTGATGAAACTACAGGTGTTGATTGAACTACAGGTGCTACAGGATTATTACCACCCATGATTTTATATCCAGTCTCTCCCTTATCATTTATTGCACACAATCTTTTTGCTATATTTGTTCTCATAGTTACTACTTCTCTTTCAGTATTATCTTTGGGTAAAACAAACATTTCAACAATCTTAAATCTATAAATTGCCACCAAGGTTAATACAGCAAATACCGCATATTTAGGCCCTAAAAATGTATATGCATTTGTGACTGCAAAAAGACTGAAAAGCCCCATAATTAGTAATTTATTATACTTGAAAAAATATGGAAATAAACTTGTAATGGAAGAATCCTTTCCATTCAATTTAATATTGTATGTTAAAAGGAAAATACCACAAAAGACATTTATACCCATAGCAAGTAATAATCCTCCCTGAGCAATAAATAACGTCAAGAAAATCATAACAAAGACAAAACACAATATACATCTTCCAGTATATTGTAACCATCCATTTGTGTGAGGTATATCTGTTTGCTTTTGACTCCATTTAACATCTACCCATTTTGGAGGGCTTAAATAAGTAATTTCTCCATCTTCACATTTTTCAACATTTGCATTTCTTTTAAAAAGCCAACTTAAATTACTAAACCATGCCAAAGTAAAATACAATAAATTTCGATACATACCACCCATAAAAACAATAAAAGCTATAATGGGTGCAAGTAAAATCAATACAAACTCTGGTAAACTATTCAAAAAAGAAAAAAACATATTGTAAAACCCAAAATTTTTTGCAATCATAGTTTCAAGTATAGAATTAAAAAATTGTCCTATGTATGAGGTTGAACCATCGTTTTTATAATTTCTTATGCCTGTAATCAAAGGATCCAAATAGCTATTATGCGGATCAGGAAATTGCAATTTCATAGCCACTCTAGGTGAGCTAAAGAATGGATTTGAAAATATAAAAGTATCGATGATTTCAATATTTGAAATTTTTTCCGTATAAGGATAACATTCTGTATCGCTTGGTAGTACATTTGCTTGTGCTATTTTACAACCATACACGACTAATACACTTAAAATACACCAAACTAAAATACTTATTCCAGATCCAAATGTAGCAGCAACAAAATTGCGCAAATTTTTAAAATATTCTTCCCTTTTACTTTCTGGTTCATTTTGAGCCTTATCCAGTTCAGCAGTTGAATTAGTATCTGTCATTTACTTATATTTAAATGATATAAAATATTTATAAATTTGAATGAATAAGTTAGTTTTTTATATTTACTTATAGTATATGTATTTTCATAAAAAAAATAATTATTTTATAATGTTTTTCTGTATTGTTTTATTCATCATTGTATTTCAATGGATACATTATTTAACATCCAATAACTATATTGTAGAATGTTTCCAATTGAGTGAAGCTACTAGTTATTCTGTAGATTTACCATTAACCACTAAATATAGTTGCAGAAATTTTTGCGGTCCAAATGCAAGGTGCGCGATTAGTGGACAACAATGTATGGCAGATATTGATTGTCCTGGGTGCCAGGAGCCAACAAAATCATATTCTAAAACAACATCCACTATTATTCCTGGAAACAATGGTGCGGGTAAATTGACATGGGGTGTTACTCCACAATATTCACCTTTAACAAGTGGGTTTGGAACAAAAGAAAGTATCATTACAAAAAATATGTTTGAAAAACCATATATGCCTAGTTTTGGAGTAAACACTTGGTTTTCTAAATTTCAGGAAGAGAATGCCATTTTTGACAAAAGATATAAACCACCATCCAATTTGGTTCTCAATTATGGAGAACGTTATAGTTTAACTGGGCAATTTGTCGAAGATGGTCCATTTCCATCCAATTCTCCATTGTAAATATATAATTACAATGTATTTTTATCAATGCAAACTTCTTTTGCAATGTTTTTTATTATTTTTTCTTCTTTTTCTTTGCATAAATTGTCGTCTCCTGGTCCACCCATTGCCTCTATTACAATCTTATTAAATTGATCCGCATATTTAGAGCTACATTTTCTCCATTCTGGATGTACTTCTTGAAACTTGGTAATCAAATTTATATTTTTATTGGCCACTTTTTTCACCAATTTATGCATTTTGGTTTTATTTTCATCTTCTTTTTCCCATTTATCTTCATCTTTAATGTACATCGTTTCCCGTTTCTTATCTGTGCAATGAACCGGTCTTTCTGTGACATCCAATGCATTTAATTTCTTTACTATAATGCTGGAGATTCCTTCTACATAACCTACTTCACCAACTCTTTCCAAGTCCGATAATTGTAATTGGAGAGAATCAATAAAAGTAGACATGTTCATTGCATTTTTACAAGTTTCATTTAAAAAGAATTGCAAATTAAATGTTTTATTATGAGAATTATTAGTATGTATGTTATAATTACTACTATTTTTTGCCAATTCTATCATTTGTTTGTTTTGATCCACAAGTAATTGTTTAAACTCTGAGTTCTCCTTCATTAAATAATGAATTAATGTTTCTGTATCGTTGGATTGTTTGTCTATATTTTTCAAATTAGCGCACGTTTTTTTATGTCTGTAATATCCAGTATCATATTTATATATTTTACCACAATTGCATTTATATATATTTGCAACTTTTTGCAACTTTTCACTATCAGTTGCTATCATTTTACTATCATTTTGGGCATTTTTATGTTTATCGGTTAAACTATGTTTTAAAAAACTACTTTTACGTGACGTTGAATAGTCACATAATTCGCAATTATATAAATCTGCAACTTTTTGCAACTTTTGCACTATCATTTCTATCCTTAATATTACAACAGACTTTTTTTTTTAAATACTAATTTTTAAAAATTATCGTAACATTTTAAAAATTATTTTTTCGGGTATGAGACCATAAAATTCAATTATGGTCACAGACCATGTCTTTTTGGGCAAAGTATTTTGGGATTTTGATTTTTGGACATTTTTTTTGTCCATTTTTGAAATTCCCAAAATACTTTGCCCAAAAATATTTGGAAAAAAGAATAAATTGGAAAAAGGACTTAAAGAAAAAGGCCATTTCTGGGGGAAATATATATTTCAAAACTACTTAAAGAACCATTCATGAAATATATATTTCAAAAGTACTTAAAGAAC